TCATCTTCTCCAGAAGCTCCAAGTCCCTCAGTAGTGCCTCCCTCTCGGAGACAGGCACAGATGACAGACGCTTCAGGATGTCTTCCAGTTTCACCATGGAACCTCAGAGAAGGTAAGGGTGGATACAAGCGGGGGAGCGACCAGTATCCACCCCGAGATCACAAAGACCTCTGTGATCCAACATAGCTTCTGTGTGCCTGTGAGTCCAGTGCGTTCGAGAAGCGAACGCTCTCTATAGTATATATAGTATATATATATATATAATATAGTATGTAGTATATATATTATATATATATACTATATAGTATGTAGTATATATAGTATGTATTATATGTATTATGTATTATATGTAGTATATACTACTTCTATTAACAAAAAATAAATATACTACAATTACTACATATATACCAATTATATATATATATAATATACCTATATAGTATCTACTATATAGTAGTAGTAGTATATATATACTATAGAGGGATGTCAAGTAGCAGGCACTTCAGACAGGGGGTGTGGAACATGGTGATCAATGGTGTGGAATATGAGGATCAAGTGTGCGGAACATCATGTACACGCGAGCACGGGCACCCGGCCCGAACCCGGGGGGTGGGGGTGGGTGGGGTCAGCGCGTTCCGCTTCCGTCGTCGACCGGGGCACCCCGACCGCCCAGCAGCCAGAGGCGCTGAGAGCCACGGCAGAGGCCCGACCTGATCGGCAGCACCCTCGACACCCGGAGACCAGACCCTGCCGTCTAGCAGGCCTCCCAGAGCCTCCCAGAGGCATCCCAGATGAGAGAGGGGGGACGCCCTGCGAAGAGCGCCCCCCCATCCCCTTTTACGGGATTAGTGCAATTGCGCTTCTGCGGTCACACCGCGATGCCGAGACGACCCAGTCTCTCGGCGATCCTGCGCTCCAGATCGGTGGACGACGAGGGCGTCTTGTCCTCGACCTCGACCCGCTCGATGAAGACGCCGCCAGCCTTGGCGAGGAGTTCAGCAGCGCGGATGCGGGCGCTGTCGCTGTCTGCCTTCTCTGCCAACTCTCGGAGAGTCTTCAGTGCCAGAGAGGCATCGGAAGAGGCCAGCATGCGCCTCTCCCTCTCCCTTTCAGCCGCTATCGCTTCGCACCTTGTCCTGATCTTGGGCTCCTGCATGAGCAGGCAGGCTCGATGGTGGATGGTCGCTGGTGCCATGTCGTCTGTGACGTAGGCCTCACGAAAGGCATCTGAGAAGCTGAGACCACGCATGACCCCTTGCACGAAGGCTTCCTGCTTCTGGGTAAGACCTGTGATCGGGTCTGCTGCGGATCGTGTCTTGGTCTTCCGCTTCTGGGGGCTTTCTGCCCCCTTGTCCTGTCCTGTGTCTTCCTCCCTCTTGTCTCTCTCTTGTCCTGTAGGCTGAGGCACCACCCGGAGGTATCGCTTCGCTCGGGGGGCGGTCGGGGGGAGATCAGTCATCTGGATCACCTGAGGATGCGGGCGCTCGGCCCGGTTGCGGATGGCGCACATCCTACCACAGGCAGGCCCCAGCACACCAGCACCGCAAGGGCGCGGCACCCGTCCTGTCAGTAGCCTGTCAGCAGAGGTGCGACATTTTGTCAAAAACACCATCATGTCCGAAAATGGTGCTTGATGTCCTCGGATGATTGATCTATCTACGTCCTCACCGGACGGCACGACGCGGCGACGACGCCCCCTCGGCCCCAGCCGGAAGCAGACGCCCCCGAGGGGGACAGCGCGAACGTCCAGTGCCTAGCACGGATACCCACCCGTTGAGGACGACTTAGACACGGGGGGTCTGGCGAAGGCGGTCTCTGGCGGCAGGGAAGAGAAAAGCCCCTGCACCATGCTGAAACGAGAAGCGCAGCCTCGCGGGGCTGCGTCACTGGGTTCAGCAGAGGAGAAACAGACATGCACAAGACCCTCATCGTCCGCGAAAACAAAGCCGATATCGTCCTTCGCATCTGCGTCAAGACCAGCAATGGCGCGTCCACCCGCGAGATCGCCCGCTTCACCAAGTGCGGCATGGGCTATGTCGCCCTCGGCGCTGCTGGCCGCGCCATCACCAGCGGCGTCGGCTCGGTCGATGCGATCAAGTTCAACGGGCGCGGCTGCACCTACGACATGCTGGTGCATCTGGGCGTGATCGAGCCGCAGCAGGCCGCTGCGTGACATTCCGGTGCGCAGCCCTGCGGGGCTGCATCACTGGATTTCAGCTAGGAGAGACAGACATGCGCCTTCCCATAATCGACCCGACCCGCACCTACAGCATCGGCTCTGATCTGATCTGGACGGATGACGGAGACCTGATGGTCTGGGTGATTGTCGAGGATTGCCCGGTCAATGGCATCTACCTCGTCAGCTACCATCAGACCCGCGAAGAGGCCGTCGAGGCCCTCAACGCAATGTTCGCCTGAGGAGAGACACAGATGACCAAAGAACTCGCAGATCAACTCGCCGCCGCAGGATACACTGAAGCGCAGATTGCCAAAGAGGCAAACTATCTCGCCCGTGTTGCCCTTGAGAATGACCGCATCCGCGATGATCGCGCTTGGGGTTACGGGTTCCACCGCGCAGCCTGAGGAGAGACAGACATGCACCGCATCTATCGCTTCGTCGCCATCCACTGCCCCGTCCACGACGGCGTGATCGGCACCCGCGCAGAACCGCTGCCCATGACCTACCGCAGCGCTGCGCTGGCCAAGAAGCTGGCCCTGCGCCTCGAAATCCAAGAAGGCCTCTACCTGAGCGACGAGGTCTGGTTCGAAGCCCACACTGACGGCCAGCCATACGAGCGCAGCAAGCCCGCCATCTGGGAAGCCCCGGACTACGGCACCGACGAAATCCCCTTCTGACCTTCCGGTGTGCAGCCCTGCGGGGCTGCCATCCCGAATGCCAGCAAGGAGAGACAGACATGATCACGGCAGAACAGATCACCGAGGCACACCGCAGCGCAGGCATCGACCCGCGCCGTCATCGCCAAACGCAAAGCAGCCTGAGGAGAGACGACATGATCACCAAGGCACAAGCAAGAAGCCTCGCCATCCGCTACCACGCCTACATGGAAGCCCGTCTGGCCGACGACTACATGGGCGTCCTCGTCTGGGGGCCGATGCTCGAAGAAATCCAGAAACAGGTCGATTACGAGATGGTCAAGAACATCCCCGAGGCGGTGCAGTTCGCCCGCCTTCAAGTGAAGCAAGCAGCCTGAGGAGATACGACATGTCCGCGATGATGATCCTTGAGAACGCCGCCCGCTGCCTGCGGGCAACCTATCCCGGCGCTGCTGATCGCTGCGCTGGCCTCATCGAAGCCTACGCCATCAAGGCCGGTGTGTCGCTGGCCGAGGCAGAGCGTCGGGTGATCCTGCTCGACCGCGCCATCCACGCCTGAACTGATCCTCTGGTGACCAGCCCTGCGGGGCTGGCATCCAGACGACCAGCACGAGGAGAGACGACATGCAACGCACCGCACCTAAGCCGCGCGACCCCTTCGTGCGGCACATCATCACCCGCAAGCAGGGTGCCCACGGCAAGAGCCGCAAGGCCCAACGCCGCGCCGACAAGGTCAGCCTGAGGGCGGAACGATGATCCGCCACCTGCTCGCCGCCATCATCGCCATCGCCTCGATCTACATGATCGGCGCGATCACCGCCGCCGCCTACGCCTACCTCTTCATCCTCTGAACCCCAAAAAGTGCAAACGCACTTTCCAAACAGGAGAACGACCATGACCTATGCTGCCAATGCCACGACCTATGCCACGATCCACGCCGCCGAGAAGGTCATCAACGACCTGAAGGGCGAGGCCAAGGAGATCACCAAGGCCCGCAACGACCGCAAGATCGACGCCTACGCCGCCCTGATCTCCGAGATCGCAGGGGTCAAGCTGGTGAAGGGCAACCTTCCCCGAGCGGTCGGCAATCAGGTCCGCAAGGCCCTGCTCGAAGATGCCGGGCTGAAGGACGGCACCGCCAAACGCTACCTCGAAAACTCGGTTGGCGCTCTGCGCGAACTGGACATCCCGACGCAGGCAACCCCCAACCTCGTGCGCGATATCCTGCTCTCCGAGAACATCGACAGCGAGAACAAGCTGGCAAAGCGCGTGTCGGGAGAGAGCGAGAAAGACCCCATGCGCGAACTGGCCGAGACCCTGATCGGCAAGTTCACCAACCGCAAGGACGACGAGGGCAAGAAGGTTAAGGGCGTGTTCAAGCCCAGCAAGTTCGAAGAAAGCGATTGGGATCGCTTCGACGACATCGTCCGCGAATTGCGCGCCGCCCGCATCAAGGGCAGCGAGGCAGCAGCCGACACGGCGGAAGAGGTCGAGCGCCAGAACAACCTCGCCAATGCCGTGTTCGGCCAGATGTGAGCATCGAAGGGCACCCCTGAGGGGGTGCCTCACCATGCCCACAAGAGGAGAGACGCCATGAACATCATCGAAGACGACATGGACTACGAGGAAATCCTCATCACCCTCGAAGAGATGCGGGATTGGAACACCTTTGCCGACAGCCTGCTCGATCAGTATGCACTGCGGGGGGAACTGACCCACAGGCAGTGGGACGCAGCCGCGCGCATGATCATCAAGTGCCGCACAGGTGAGGCCAAGCGCGAGAAGAACCGCCGCCCGGTCGATGTGTCAGGCACTGATGGGCCAGATCGGCGAGCCTGCTGCCATCGATTTCATGGGCTACCTTGAGAACGCCAAGGAATGCCCAGACCCTGACATGGTCATCGCAGACCCGGACAAAGCGCCCATCCCGACCAGTTCCGCGATCCGGTATGCCCTGTGTGCTTCCCTCTCGAACCGAGCGACAGACAGGAACGTCTCGAAGATCATCGCCTACCTCAAGCGACTGCCCAACCGCGAACTGGCAGCGTTCACGATCAAGGACGCATGGTCCCGTGATCCCAGCCTCAAGAAGAATGCAGCCGTCCGCGAGTGGGCGCTGCACGATGGTTCAAAACTCGTACTCTGAGGGCAACATGACACCAGAACTCAAGGTCAGCCGGGCTATGACCCGGCTCGTCCTGCATCACCCCTTCTATGGTTCGCTCGCGATGGGCTCCGACGTTAGCCGCGACGACACCATGGGGACAGCAGCAACGAATGGCGACTGGATCAAGTGGTCCGGTCCCTTCATCGACACCCTGACAGAGCCGAAGACCCTCGGCCTCATCGCGCACGAGGTTCTGCACATCGCCCTGCGACATCATCTCCGCAAGGGCAACCGCAACCACGACAAGTGGAACATCGCCTGCGATGCGGCGATCAACAACATCCTGAAGGCGGATGGTTTCGAATTGCCGGATGGCGGCATCGATATGCCGCTGTTCGCGGAATACTCGGCAGAGAAAATCTACGATCTCCTGCCGGACGACATAGCCCCCCCCAGCATGGGGCTTGGTGTTCGAGCCTGAGATGTCCGAAGAGGAGAAGAAGCAAGAGGAAATCAAGGTCCAGCAGCGCGTGATCATGGCGTCGGCAATAGCCAAGGGTCGCGGCAAGCTGCCGGGGTGGGCGTATGAAATGATCCGCGAGATGCAAGACCCCGAGATAAACTTCGAGGATGCGATCCGTCGCCACCTCACAGGCGACCAGCCAGACGACTACAGTATGCGTCGACCCAACCGGAAGATGTATCACCTCAGCCGGATCATCGCCCCCACCTCAGACCGCAAGGGTGTCGGGCACATCGTCATCCACAACGACACCAGCGGCTCGGTGAGCGACAAGGCACTGACCTACTTTCTCGGTGCCATGAACGCACTGGCAGAGGAACTGCGCCCCGCCAGCATCACAGTCATCGCCTGCGACTACTCGATCCAGTCGGTCACCCGATACGAAGAGGGCGAACCGATCACCATGCTCAACGCCAAGGGCCGGGGCGGCACCCTCGTCAGGCCGGTGTTTGACTACATCGAAGACAATCAGATCGAGGTCGATCACTTCATCAGCTTCACCGACCTTGAGATCAACGACTTCCCAAAAGATGCGCCCGACTACCCCGTCCTCTGGGTGTCGTGCGGCCTGCGCCATGCGCCGTTCGGTCAGGTCATCAAGTTCAACATGAAAGGATAGCGGATGAGAAAGAAAACCAGAGAGGAATTGGTCGCAACCTACAAGATGGTCAAGGTGCAATGTGCCTTGACCGCTCAGATGATGGGCATCATCAAGCAAATCTGCGGAAGATACTTGTCTCCAGATGAGGTGGAGGCAATTGCATATAACCGATACGACATACCGACCGAGTTGAAGGGGAGTTCAGCAAAGATAAGAAGCACAATGGGATCGCATAGCATCGTGAACACAGTGCGATCCTCGATAGTCAGCATCAGAGACAGAAGAGACGACATGTGCTATGATGATGGCGGCATGTCTGGCGTCCAGATAGCGATGAACAAGGTTGTGCCTGATATAGTCGAGACCATCAAGACCTTCGTCAAGACGGTCAGCATCAAGGTCACGTTCAACAGGCACGAGGAAGCCATCGTAGCCAAGACCCCTGTCGTCTATGTCTCTCCCAACTGGACCCGGTCTGTGAAGAAGGCTGGGCTTGAGTTCGCCAGCGATCCGAGGCGAAACTACGCCATCACCAAGGCGCGCCGCATCCAGTCGGCTGCGGTTGAGGACGTAAGGATGCAAGCCTTCGAGGTCGAGGCGCTCTACTACTACAAGAAGCAACTGCTGAGGACGAAAGGCTATGTCTTCGCCCAGACCTTCATGAAGGATGGCAGCGTTCACAACACATTCGAACCCTCGTTCGCAACGGCATTCGATACAGGGTTTCGCAGGGCGCAGGAGCGCCTGTTCAAAGTAATCGCAGCACAGATGGAGGGCTGAATGGCAACGAAGAAGATGGTGGGCGTGAACAAATACATCGAGTGCGCCAACGCGGGGATGAGCAAGGCAGAGGCAGCGGCTGCTCTCGGCGTCAGCATTCAGGCAGTGTTCAACGCAGCAAAGAAGTTCGGCATCACATACCGGGATGGCCGACTGAAGAAAGTGCAAGGGAACTTTTCTGATGCAGCGTGATGAAGACGAGAACGCGATCATGCGGAGCAAGCTAGCCAAGCAACGGAGCGAACTGGCTAGGATGACAGAACTGATCAAGCAGCTTTCCGAGGACAAGAGGAAGCTGGTTCTGGACTTGGAGCGACTGAGAAAGATGATCGGAGGGAGCAATGGCTAAGTGGACTGAACCGAATATCAAAGACCTGTTCGCTACGCTGAACCGCATCGAGCGGGTGGCTGAACTGATCGCCAATGACAAGACGGCAAGCACACACTGGAACGTGCAGCGTGCCAACGAGATCAAGACCCTCGCGCAGATCGCGGCGAGGATAGTGCAGGAGCCGATCAACAATGGAGAATAAGATGACGTTCAAAGAAAAAGCAGCAATCGCAGCGATGAAAGAACTTCTTCGTCACTTCGATTTTGAAAAACCCGACGAAGACGCGGAGGCCGTGTCGTTCTGGGCGTGGTGGGTAGCTGAACACCTCGACGCCAGACGGAAGGAGGCGAGTGAAGATGGCGACGCATGAGGAGCCGCTGCCCAAGTGGCTGGAGCAGGAGCTGCGGGCGCAGGCCCTAGCTCCGAGGCCCGTGGTACAATCACCGAAGCAACCGAAGCGAGAGCCGTCGAAGGCGGCCTATGGGAGGGGAGAAGATTGTCCTTACTGACTGTGACTGTTCTCAGCGTGACGCTGTCTCCGATGTGGAGCGGGTACGTTGGGATGTACGCTGACCCGGCGCACTGCCGAGCGATGCAGGACCTGATCGCCGAGGATGACCCCGGCGCTGTGGTTCGCTGTGAGAATGTGGTGCTGCACGAGCCTGTGCCCGTGCCGCCGCCGAGACCTGACAACCTGAAACCGCGCTACGTTCCCGTGCCGGTGCCACCGATGAGGCCGATGAAATGACAAAGAAGAAAGACCCAAAGCCGCGCTTGGCGTTTGTCGAGACGCCGTTGACTGCGGAAGAGGAAGCCGAGCGCGTGGAGTTGATGCGCGAGTTGGGTTTCGACACGAGCCCGCTTGCTGGAAACAGGAACTGGCTGCGGCAGTTCCGGCTGTTCAAGGAGTTACGTGATCGGATCGCGGCGCTGGAGGGGAAGTCATGATCACCGAAGAAGAAGTCGAGCGCGCCGTGACCGAGGCTTTCAAGATCGTGTTCAGGAAGTGGAAGAGGGAGGAGAAGTGATGACCGACGACCCAGTGGAGCAGGCTCTGGCAGAACTTCAAGACCTTGTGAAATGCCGTTGCCATCCAGCCTACACAGGCAGAGGTCTGCGCGATCCTGACTGCGAGTGTGACAGTGCCGAAGCCCTGAAGGTATTAGCCGACCGCATTGAAGCCCAAGCCGCGGAGATCGAGAGGCTGGAGAAAGCGTGCGCCGAGTGGGCCGAAGTGTCGCAGTCGAATTATCAGCGAGCAAAGTCGGCAGAGGCCAAGCTGGCGATGGCGTTGGAGGCGGGAAAAACGATGGATGACGGGTGCGACTGTGAACGGTGCAACAAAGCCCGCGCCACCCTCGCAGAACTGAAAGGACAGGACGATGACTGACATTACACACGAAGCGCCTGAGCGGATATGGGCTTGGGGTTGGCTGGCCGACAGTGTTTGGCAAGAGCAGACTTGGCAGCATGAAGATGAGCCGATGAGCACAGTGGAATACGTCCGAGCCGATCTGGTGCAGGCAGCGGAACAGCGGGGCTACGCCAATGCAATGGAAGCGGAGCGCAAACTGCACGAAGACCTGATCAAAGCCCAAGCCGCCGAGATCGAGAGGCTGCGGGGTGCGCTGACCACCTGCGAGAAATACCGTGACGCCTACGACGAGATGGGCAGGATCGGGACGCAGGCAGTGCGTGATCTTGAGGACAAGCTGGCGAAGGCGGTAAATGTCATTGATTGGGCTTTGATTTGTTGGGATGACCACAACAAGCATGGATACAACATGCAAGGCGATTGGGTTTCTGATGCCCGCGCCACCCTCGCAGAACTTACAGGAGGCAAGGATGAGTGATAACGACCTGATCCGCAGGGGCGATGCGATTAATGCCTGTCGCCAGTCCGTGCATCGTTATGAAGCGCACGACGCCATCGACGCTCTGCCCGCCGTAAAGCCGCCTGCGCTGGATGCAGCTTCCGACAGCATCGAAGCCCAAGCCGCCGAGATCGAGAGGCTGCGGGGTGATATTGAACGCGGCCTGTCTGTGGCGAAAGAGATTGAGAAGGCGTGTCGCGGACTGCGAGATGAAGCCCAACCGATGACTGCCAAGGATGCTACGCGCTTGATAATCGCGGCCCTGAAAGGAGCCACGCAATGACCGACTACACCACCGACCACCGCTTCAATCTTGAGGCTTACCTTGCGACCCACACCCTGCCCAAGGGCTTGGGCGACACGGAAAGCGCCTGCACTCTGGCCGCTATCAATCTCGCCATGTCTGGAGATTTAACGGACGACATTCCAGACTGCATGTCGGAGGTCTTGGGCAGGGCCGCAATCGGTCTGCAAGATGCCATGCCCGACGAAATGCGTAATGGCCAGCGATACAAGCGGCTCATTCCCGACATGCCCGGCACTGGTCGGGCGCAAGAGCAAGAGCGCCTTGCAATCATGCTCGATTGGGTGTGGACGGCAGTGTTGCCTCACCTCCAGCCTATCGCGGATAAGGACGGCTTTGGGGAGCAGTGGCGGCTGATGTGCAAAGAGCGGACACCCGATGCCGCCGCCGCTGCCTCCGATGCCGCCGCCCGTGCCGCCGCCGCTGCCGCCAATGCCGCCCGTGCCGCCGATGCTGCCGCCAATGACGCCCGTGCCGCCGATGCCGCCGCCGCTGCCTCCGATGCCGCCGCCGCTGCCGCCAATGACGACGCCTATGCCGCCACCTATGCCGCCAATGCCGCCGCCTATGCCGCCGCCGCCCCCTCCGTCGCCGCTGCTGACTTCTGGGCGACTGTAGACCCCATCGGCGTATTGGAACGCATGACTTATCTGACAGGAGCCAAACCATGACCGACGACCTCCGCGTCCAACTGCAAGAGCAGGCGCGACAGGCAAAGTATTGGCAGGAGCGCGCCGAATACTGGCGAGACCTATGGTCACGGACCGCGAACCGCCTGATGCAGGTCGACCCAGAGTTCAACAAGCCGAGCGAGACCGTGGCCGACGAACTGAAGAGGCTTGAGCGCATTCTGTCGAGCGACAACCCAAACCCGTGGAAGGACGTGTGATGCCCGTCGAAATCATACTACCAGCCTACAACATCAATCCCGTGCTGGCTCGCAAGCATGAGGCGAAGATCGCCACCTTCATGCACCGGCAGAGGAACGTCGAGTTGAACAGAACGGCGGACTTGCCAGACGACTCGCCCATGAGAAAGGCCCCGCGCCTTAGGTCGGAGTCGAAGCCGACCCAATCCAACAGAGACAAGCCTCTTGTCCCAACTGACAGGGTTCTCCTTGCCCTGCTGAGGGGGCAGAAGCTAACATCAACCGAGATCATGCGCGCGACTGGGCTTAACAGGGATACCCTCAGGGCGGCGCTGCTCAGGCTTTCCAGCCGTGGTCTTCTCATCAAGGAGGTGCGCGGCAATCACATCACATGGCACACAGTAGGGGAACAGACGCATGTCGAAGAAGCGTAGCGCCGATGTAGGCATTACCGAAAAGCAGTTCGACAGGATCATGGAGTCGATCCCGAAGCAACTCCGTCCTGTCGATGTGTCGAAGCTACTGGCCTCGATCATCTACTCATACGACATGGTCGAGGAGACACCGGCCATCCTGTCCTACGCCGTGATCCTGCTGCGCGAGGCTGGCGTGGTGATTGATCCCAGCACCGGCACCATGACGCGCGAAAAAGTTCAAGTGCACTAAAAAATGGGGGGTGGACAGCCACCCCCCTAAGTCCACTGTCAGATGTCAGGTCAGGTCAGAGAACCAATGTCCTTATAGGAGTCTTTTAGACCATGGTCAACCACCTTGTCCATGTCTGTCTCGTGACATCCTGCATTCATACGCTATGGCCTCATAGGCAGCAGCATCAACGTAGTTGTCCTTGTGTGTCCTGCCTTGCATGGTCCTCACATCCTTGACCATCGTCATCATCTTGGCGATGTCCTCTCCGTCGAGCGGCACATTGATGCGATACTTGGCCTTGATCCATGCGGAGAACAGGATCGCTGCATTCTCCATGTTCCTGACCACATCGCCATACTGAACTTCTCTATGTATGCCAGTGATCTTGATTGCTTCAGCAAGGACAGAGACCCTGTCAGACAGCGGGCGCTTTGGCCCGCCGTTCTGCTCGATCCAGTCCTCGAGGTCAATCTGTTCGGTCAAAATGGCAACTCCTCCTCCTCGTCCTCTTCTGATTCCTCGACCTTCACTGGCAGCAGACCAGAGAACGGATCGTCTCCGTTCTCGCTGTAGGTCGACGTGGCCAAGCTATAGATCAGCGCTGCCTTACCCTGCTTCCCGATCCACGAGAAGCGGCACTTCCATGAGTGGATTTCCGACACGGGGGAGTGAGCAGGATCGGGGCGATGAACGCTGATGCCGCAGTCTGCCTTGGCCCACCATGCGGCAGAGCCAGAGATGTCATTGCCGTTCGGCACTGGCAGCTTGCCATCTGTGCCGCGCATCATCTTCGTCGGGTGGGCGACGAACCAGACATGAACCTCATGTGCCTGCGCGAAGAGCCTGACCTGAGACAGCATGTTGGAAATCCAATCTGTCTCGGCAACGTCCTTCGGCTTGGCAATGTAGTTGTAGGGATCGATGACTGCCCCCCTGATCCCATGCCGCATCACCGCTACGCGCAGCCGCTCCAAGATACTGTCGAGCGATGCTAGGCTTCCGTCTGCTTGGTAAAGGAAAGAGAAGTTCGATTGAACAAACGACTTGCCTTGTTCAAGTTCCCGCTTGGTCATGCGAGGCGTAGGCCCGTCAAAGAACGGCTTGCGCATGTACTTGCTGACTAGCTTCGCGATGTGGAGGCGGGGCTCGTTTTCGAAGGAGCAGATGGCGTGCCGCCATCCCTTCTCTTGCGCGAGGTTGACCATCAACTGGTCAACGAACTCTGACTTGCCGGATGATGGATGACCCGTGACGATGGTCAGTTGGCCGGGTGCGATAGTGTAGATTTCGTCAACTGTCGGGTAGCCTGTTGTCTCGCCTCTTCCTATGCCCTTGTCGTATATGTCGTCGAGTTGCTGGAAGAAGTGGGAAGAGTCGTAGAGGCCTGAGATCGGCCATGGCTTGCAGTCGGATAGCAACCTGTCGATGCCCTCCTGACCGTACTTGAGCCATACGTCATTGGCATCCTTGCATCCATCTGGGTACTCGACGTACCAGCAGCGGTCCTTGCCGATGCGTCTGGCTATCTCCTCGGCAGCGGCCTGCCCCGGACCATCGGCATCCGTTGCGATGACGATCCTCTCAGCCGCATCGATCTGCTTCTTGGCGTCCCATACGAACTTGAACTTGCCATCCTCCTTCGGATCGACGGCACCATCCACCACCTTCATCGGTGCCCCATTGGGGATCGACACGGCACTGCAATAGCCAGCCTCGACGAAGGTTGCCGCATCGACCTCGCCCTCGGCGATGATCATCCAGTCATTCGGCTCGACGTTCTCAATGTTGAAGAAGGTCTGCGGCGCGCCTTGGCAAGCAAAGCCTTTGGAGGCAATCGCTCGAACCTTGGCTGCGTACTCGTGCCCGTTGTTGAAGTAGGGGAAGACGACGCAGTCCGTCTCTTCGTTAACCGCGCGGATGAATGCCCGCGTCTCCTTGATCCTCAGCGTCTCAGCAGTCTTCTGGGATAGACCCCTACTCTTTAACCATCCAAGTGCTTGTTCCGAAAGGGTATTCCAGTTATGCTTCGGCACTGCGTTCACGATGACTCTCCTGACATGAGATGCTCTTTCCTCGAGGGGCACGATCCCCTCTTGCCCACAGTGCCAGCACTTGAACAGTGCCCGCTCTGTCTCGATCTGGATGGAGAGGCTGCGCTCTCCCTTCTTGCGGCGCTCCGGGCCACATGATGGGCAGACGATCTTGTGCTGTCCGGTTCCCAACCTGTGAGCCTCGCCGCGAACTTTGTGTTCGATCAGCACGGCTTCCTCTTTCTGACTCTGACCGAAGCAGCCTACATGACCACCTCTGAAAGTGTCAATAGGGTTGTGCCGTGCGACACATTGACCACACATGTCTTACACAAGTAGTATATGTATGAAGTATATACATGAGGTATCTACATGTAGATAGTACTATGTAGTTCTATGTTGTTCTATGTAGTACTATAGGTTGGGTATACTTATACCTACCTATACTAGAGTAGGTAATACTACCTCTTCTATACTAGAGACTCTAATGATTGACCTTGGATTGTTCTTATCTAGAGACCAGTAGATGTGTTTGATCTTCACCTGTCTATCGTTCTGGTAAACGATACCCTGCATACAATCCAAAATTACACTCTCGTCTAGGTCAGGTCTTCTAGAACTGTAGTAGATGACCGCCTCGACCTTAACGTCGCCCTCGATCATCGCCTTCACTTGGGCGGCACACTGAAGCCGGAAGGCGTCGGCATACGACCTCGCCTTGGCAGACTTGATGATGGCAGGCCTGCCGCCGAAGGTGACAATCTTCCGGCTGTTGGCCTTCGACGCTGGTTCACCGAGGACAGTGAACGTGACATGTTGAGACATGTATTGACCTCTCTGGACTAAGAGTATATGACATGGATCAGGAGGAGACTCTATGAAGATCACAAACAAGCACGGCCTTCCGAAGGCATTCGTGGACTATGCCACGGCTGACCGGTACAGCAAGGGCAATGCTGACATCTCGGTGACCTCTCTCATCGACAGCCCGAGGGTTCGCCTCCTCAAGGACAGGCACTCAAACGACCTCGAGTCGGATGCTGCCGATATGATCTGGCCGTTGCTCGGCACCGCCGTCCACAACATTCTGGAGCAGTCCACCTCCACGGGGAACGTGGTCAAGGAGGAGCGGCTGTTCATGGAGGTGCAGGGGTGGACCCTGTCCGGGGCCATTGACCATCAGGATATCGTAGACAACGTGGTCCACATCACGGACTACAAGGTTACCTCGGTGTGGTCCGTCATCTTCGGCAAGGAAGAGTGGGAACTCCAGCAGAACGTCTATGCCCACATGATCCGCAAGGTGAAGGGCATGGAGGTTGGGTCGATCAGTATCTGCGCCATTCTCAGGGACTGGAACCGCAGGGATGCTGCGTTCAAGCCTGACTATCCGCAGTCACCGGTGGTGACAGTTCGATTGAACTTGTGGGCCCACGAAAGGGCAGAGGCCTACATCAGCGAGCGGATATCGGCACACCAATCCGCGCAGATGGACCACGACCTCAACGAGAACTTGCCTGACTGCACCGACGCGGAGCGGTGGGCGAAAGAAGACTCTTGGGCTGTGAAGAAGCCCGGAGCCAAGCGGGCCATCAAGGTGCTCTGGTCGCATCAAGAGGCGATCAACTACGTCGCCACGCTGCCAGCGAAGCACGAGATCGAGCATCGCAAGGGTGAGTACACACGCTGCGCGAACTACTGCGCCGTGTCCGAGTTCTGCAACCAGTGGGCCATGGATCAAGTGTCTTCGGCGGTAGACGGGGAGAATTAGGGGTGAGGGATGGCGTTGATGTCGCAGATGAAGACGACCTGAAGAAGCGATGGTGGTCTTGGCACAAGAAGAACCCGCACGTTTGGAGGCTCTTCGAGAAGTTTACCATGATCGCCATAGGCAGGGGGCACAAGAACCTGAGCGCTTGGCTGATCGTCAACAGGATACGATGGGAGACAAGCATCGAGACGGAGGGCGAGGACTTCAAGATCAGCAACGACTTCATCGCCCTCTATGCGCGGTACTTCATGCACAAGCACCCGCAGTACAGTGGGTTCTTCAGAACCAAGCAGATGAAGAGGGCAGACCTGCCCGGCAACACAGATACAGAGGAATGACGATGTCAGAGAAGATGCCAGAACCTTGGGAAGTGCTGTCGAAGATCGACGTATCCCAGCACATCGAAAAGAAGAACGGCCTATCCTACCTGTCGTGGGCATGGGCATGGGGTGTGCTCAAGCAGCACTACCCCGGAGCATGGTTCCGCAAGCACGAAGACATGGGTGGCCTGCCCTACTTCAAGGACGAGCATGGCTACTCGTTCGTGCGCGTCACTGTCGGCCTTGACCACAGCGGAGACAACGATGTCACCGAGACCATGCCGGTTCTCGACCATCGCAACCGCGCGATCCAGAACCCGGATAGCTTCGCGGTCAACAACTCGCTCCAGCGGTGCCTGACCAAGGCCATCGCCTATCACGGCCTCGGGCACTACATCTACGCTGGCGAAGACCTGCCGCAGCAGGATGCCCCGCAGAGCCCCGCAGAGGCCCGGCAGACCGGCAACCAGTCTGCTCAGGTGTCAGGGGTGCAGGCTGGGGCAACGGCCTCTACCGGCGCTCCCAAAGCCTCTGCTCCGGTAAGCACGGATCAGGCGCCAGAAACTGTTGCCGCGACATTCATGGCGTTCATCCCGACATGCAATGAGATGAAGGAACTGAGCGGCTTCTACACCAAGAACAAGGCGGCGATTGCCTACTTGGAGTCCACCAAGCCAGACCTCCACGCGCAGGTCATGGCGGCATTCTCAAAGCGCAAAGCAGAACTGAAGGAGAATTGAGATGAACAACCAGCAAGAGCGTGAGGGCGGCGTCCTCTTCGTGAACAACCGCAAGCAGCAGCAGAACCACCCTGACTTCACCGGCAACATCCGCCTGTCGAAGGAGGCGGTACAGAGCATCGCCGATCAGGTGCGCTCCGGTGTTGAGTTCCCTGCTCTCGACCTCTCTGCATGGAAGAAGATCAGCAACGGCGGCAGGCACTTCATCTCCGTAAGCGCCAAGAAGCCGTACGAAAAAGGTCAGCAGGGCGGCGGCAACAGCAACCGCCGCAGCCCGCAGAGCACGCCGTTCTCGATGGGGTCTGGCAATGACCTCAACGACGAAATCCCTTTTTGAAATCAAATGCTTATACCGAAGCACATAGCAATCAGAGACGAGGCATACCTCAATACCGTGAGGGGTTTGCCTTGCCTCATCTGCGGCAAGCCGGGAGAGGCGCACCATGTCAACCACGCAGAGGCGCGCGGTGTGTCCCTCAAGGTGGGTGACAACTGGGTCGTTCCCCTTTGTCACCCATGCCACATGACGCTCCATCACTACGGCAATGAGTCTGTGTGGTGGGCGCTAGAGGGTGTTGATCCCATAGACTGGGCAAGCAAAAACTGGAGGAAGTACAATGACGCATAATCACAACGCTATCTGGTCGCGTGCCGACTTGGACAAGATGTTGAAGATGGCAGAGGCCGGGTACGGGAGCGCCCGCATCGGGCTCGAGCTTGGCAGGACGAAGGCCGCTGTGTCGGTAGCCCTGTGCAATGAGCGCAAGAGGATTCGCAATGCGGAGCTCGATGCAGCGCCAGAACAAGACCCCTCTGGGGGCACATCGCATCTCGGTGAGGTCGTCAAGAAGAGCGCTGTTCCGGGTGGCACCGAGCGCATATCGTACCGCATCGACGAGGCTGTGAAGATGACCGGCATCGGCAGGACTACCATGTACAAGTTGGTTTCCGATGGAAAGCTCAGGGTCGTTCGTGTCGGTGGGTGTACCCTCATTCCCGCTGATGAACTGAAGGCGCTTTTCGCCCCCGAGAAACCCAATGACGGTTTCATCTCAAGGTTCTTCAAATGGAAGAAGTGAGGAAAGCCGCGATCCACTTCGAGGCAGTCAAGGTCTCGATGAACCAGAACAAGGAGGGGATGGCTCTGCGCCTCAGCATCCACCCCAACGACTGCCCGCAGGAACTGCTGGCTGACTGGGTCGGGACGCGGTACATGGTCGCCATGGTCAAGTTGACGGACGACGATCAGCCTGACATGCGCGACGAGCAGAGACGTATAGAACGCATGATCGCATCCGCTGGGATGCTGTGCAGGAACGAAGAGTTCTACGAGTTCCTGTTCGAGCACGGCATGTGTGACTTCGCAACAGAGGCTGACGCGATGGAGAAAGAGAGCACCAGCGCGGTCAAGTCGTTCTGCAATATCAAGAGCCGGGCCGATCTTCGCGATAGCCCAAAGGCCAGAGAGATGTTCGAGTCGCTCAGAGACCGTTTCAAGGAATGGAAGAAGGCACAACCATGAGCAACCCGGAACTCCTAGACATGGGCGAGATCGCAGCGATGCTGTCCGTCCACAAGAAGACCCTCTATCGCTTCATCAAGGACAACAAAGACCCCACGTTCCCAAAGCCGATAGTGTTTGGACCGAAGACACTGAGGTGGGTGAAGCAGGATGTCGAGCAGTGGCTGTCGAGCAGGGCCACCGCATGAAAGAAGAACCGGGCAGTGCCCGGTTCCTCTACAAGAAGTTCATCTGAACTTTCAGATGTCCCTCATGAGTTGGTTGGCGCGAGCGGTGAGTTGCTGCCTCCGCTCGTCCAGCCTCTCCAAAATGAGACGCTTCTGGTCTTCAGGTAGTCTGCCTTCCCTGACCTGACGCATCTGTCTGGAGAGTTTCCTGAGAGCATTGTCAATCGCACGAACGGCGCCAGAGACTTTCAGTTCATCAGAGAAGCGCTCACGGGCATCAGCAAGGCGCTCCGTGTTGCCCTCCTCTACGGCAGCCTTGACCTCATCAAGGGCGGTCAGGACGCGGTTCCTCTTCTCGACGTAGGCGCCTGTGTCTTCCCTTGTCGTGACGGTGCCTATGATCTTCCCGAAGATCGGAACATTCCTGACCACATCTTCAGAGAAGCCCTCATCATACGCCCTGAACGGCGTCTCTGCCGTCCTGATGACAAAGCGACCGACGCCACCTGTCAGATACTCAAACCAGAAGTCGATGAGATCAGGTGACACATCGACCATACCCTTCACTTCTGTCGTGCCGCCGGTGACAGAGTTCATGGCGTTGGCCAGCCATACAGCCGGAACACTTGTGGTTGACCAGTAGAGTTGGCTGGAGGGAGTCCTGTCGCCGGGGAAGCCTTCCTTATAGACAGGCTGGTTGGCAAAGTTCTCGTTCTGCCAAATGTCGATGAACGGATCGAGCACGGTTGGGGAGGCCGCGTTGGCAAAGCTCTCGCTACCGCCAATCGGGTTAACCGTATCCAGCATGGTGCCGACAATGCTCCCGGCAGCCTCGCTTGGCTCATACGCTCCGCGCGACAGACGTCCCATGGCGCGGCCCAAGTTGTGCGCCATGTTCAGGCCGTAGGGCATCGGGATGGAGATGTACGAGCGATCAGTGAAGCCGAAGACATCAGGCAGGATCAGGTTGTGCTCGAGGACGTACTCAGGAATCTTGTCGTAGAGCTTCTCGCCATCCTCATCGTCTCCCGACATTATGGCATTGAGGTAGTCCTGCATGATGCCAACGCCGATTGCGGCAGCCCAGAACTTCTGAACCTTCTTTGACCTGAGTGCCGCGTTCAGCATGGCGAAGGAGCCCTGAAGCGAGGCGTTGTAGAACAGGTACATGGCGTTCATGAACGTCTTGTAGTCGCCGCCCTTGGCAAAGTTGACGGTGATGTTCCGGGCAGCCTGAGCCGCACGCTGAGGCGTGAAGCCCTTGTCGAGTAGGGCCTTGTAGGTTGTGACGCGGATGCCGTTCTCGATGACCGTGTTGTAGTCCTCGACGAAGCTAAGGAGGGACATCGCCCCCTTGCCCACGAAGCCGTTCTTCACGCGGTTGAACTGCTTGCGCGCACCGCTGTCGGCGATGTCGCCGATGATGCCGCTGATGTTGTTCATCTGGTCGGCAACCGTGTTGACTTGGTTCGTCGCGTTCTGGCCCCCGTTCTTCACGAAGTCACGGTAGATTCTGGCCCACTCGGAAGAGTTGTCGTTGTTGCGGATGGATTGCTTGATGCCGCGAAGTGCACCCGGAACATCCCTCACGATCTTCCGCGTCAGGCCATCGATCTCGTACTGAGCCACGTTCACGCCCGCAGTCTGAAGGTCGCGGAACATGTTGGTGATGAAGAAGGCCGGGTTGAGAGAGGTGTTGATGCTAGCCAAGTACCGGTTGATTGTCGCCAAGGCACGGATCAGCCCGTTGTTGTGAGTGGGCGACATGCTCCCCTTGAGGGCGGATGCGATGGCATCGCTCTCCAGTTTGACGATGACCTCCTTGCCGTCCTCCTTCACGACAAAGATGTCTGGCTCGTTGCGGAAGTTCGGATCGAGCACGGTCTGGACGGTCTGGACCACCGTGCCGTCAGCGCGCTTGCGCTCCACGAGGACGCGCTTCTGCACATCCTTCATGTCGCCCGGCTTCAGGATGCGGCCATAGCCCTTGGTCTTGGCGGGGTCGGAGCGCAGCAGTTGCAGGAAGGACTGGCCCACCTTGTTCCGCTCTGCCCTGATGATCGCGTTCTGGTTCTGCACGAGCAGGTTCGGGATGATATTGTCAGCGTAGTCGTAGCGACCCAGAGAGCGCCGGTCCTCCCTGCGGCGGGCACCGTACATGGGCGAGCGATACGGCCCCGTGGCCTGCTCATCCACCGGCTCTCCAGAAGGGTCGCGCTTGCCACGCAGGGGGACGTAGTTGTCGTACTGAGGAACATCGACCGTGTCCCCGGTGGTGGGGTCTGTGTACTGGAAGAACTCCCTCGGGATCAGGCCACCCTCAAGGCGGACATCGTTGGTCGACTGCACGATCCTCTGCGTAGCGTCGGCGATCTTCTGCATCGTGCTGGCGTAGGGGCTGCTTGCGAACCAAGCGAGGATCGCGTCGGCCTCACCGTCAGTCATGCCAGAGCCAGCATCGTTCTCTGGGTCGATGCCACGGATGTACTCGTTCCGCTCCTTGGCATGGCTGGCGTAGAGGAAGATGTCAGCCATCGAGAGAGCGTTGCTGCGTGTGTCATTGAAGGCCACATCGGCGAAGCCACGGCCAACAGATGCAGAGTTGGACGCCGCGATGAGTTGCTGCTTGGCTTGGTCAGTGACCTTGAGGCTGCCGACGAGGTCGATGAGCGGGCGGTACAGGTTGGTCTGTGCCTGCTCCACCTTCTCCCCAACCACGCCGTGGTAGAGTTCCTCCTGCATGTAGGTGTCCATGGCGTCGGTGATGTTCAGGCCATTGGCCCGAAGCTCATCGATCATCCGACCCACGGGGATCATGCCGTCTTGGAACTTCTTGATGATGCCGTCAGCGATCTGCTTGGAGCGTGCATCGTCTGCCCCGATGCCGGTGATGCGAAGGCCTTTTGCCAACAGGTCAGCAGCCTTCGAGTAGACCACGTTGGTCTGCTTCTGTGCCGTCTGGCGCTGGACCTTTCCGGCAACAGAGTTCCGCGTCGGCACCATGGACTGCCGCACCAGAGGCGTTGGAGATGGCGCTGAGGTGGGCTCTTGGGCTGGCATGTCGCCAGCCCTGCCCTCAGTCCATGTCCAATCAGGCATGAGGCCAGTCTTCTGATCCGCGAAGACAGTGTCCTCGACCTTGGCATTCCGGTTCGAATCGCCATAGGGTCCGTAGTTCAGCCAAGAGTTCTGGCCACGAGTTTCCGATGTGATTGCCCCAACGGCAGAGCCGGTGAAGAGGCGCACATGCGCCTGCCAAGCGTTCTCTTCGCCACGGGCGCGGAAGCCAGAGCCCTCTAGGCCGTGGCCGAATGCGTCGTGAACGGCACGGAAGAGGTCATTGGCGAGGACTGGCGCCGTCTGCTCGCTATCGGGTGATCCAACCGGCCAGCGAAGACCGGTGTCCTCGAGCATGGGGTTGTCTTCGACATTCAGTTCGGTCGCGCCAGAGCCAAAGCCTCCCGCTGTTGGGAAGACGCCCATCTGCTTGTTCGCCCTGATATCGCGCAGTGCGTTCCAAGGGGATGACAGATATGCCTCGTTGTCAGGGCGAGACAGATCGGTGAACCAGAACTGGTAGCCATCCTGCGCCAGCGCATTGTACTGCGCCAATGTCTGGCGAATCAGGTTCTGGTATGCCTCCCTAACCTTGGGGTCTTGCGGCGCATGAGGCATGGCGTCGTACGCCGCAGCAATGCGCGCCGCTCGCTCGGGATCGACATCGACGTACTCTGACTGGCGGCTAAGATCGAGCCCGATGCTCTTGGCGTACTTGTCGGCGATGCGAACAAGACTTGGGTCAGGACCAGTGAAGCCCTCGACGCGGGGCGCTCCGGGCAGCGGCTCTAGCGGCGAGAGAGCAACTGCTCGTTCTGGTGCTGCCAGCGTGCGAGCCTCAGTTTCCCGAGTTCCAAGTCCTCCGACTCCTCGTCCGGGGACGGCTGAATATCGATCCGCTTCGCGACCTCCGGTAATTCTTCTCTGGCGCGGACGTATTCCTCCACCGGCAGCGCCTGCCCCTCGTCCAATTCCCTCAACTCTATCGGCATATCCGACAGAAGCTCCGCTTGCTCGTCTGCCGACGGATCGGTCGAGGCGTACGCCAGCCAGTTCTCCCTCGTAAGAGGAAGGCGCAATTTTACCAGCAGCCCCACCACCGGGTCCAAACCAAGTAGGCTCATTGATACCTCCCATGAACCGTTCAACATCGTCCCGCGCGGATTCGACGGAACGCTTCCCCTCGTTAACCTCACGCCAGATGCCATTAACTCTGGCAACCTTCGCCTTGCTGCGCTTCTCCTCAGCAGGGAAGAGACCGCGCACAGCCTCCCAAGTGATCGACTGAAGTTCACGCGCCGTGATCCCAAGCGACCCAGCCGTCCTCCTGTAAGCCTCAGCGTATATACCATAGACACCGATAGCGCCAGTGTCTCCAATGCTCTTTGCTGCAATCCAGCCTTGCGGCTGCTTAGCCTTCGCCGGGCTGGACCCAAAGTTATGATGAACTTCTGCGCTGCTCCCAGATAGCGGGCGGATCAGTGCTGCGGCAACAGCGTGGGTATCGATGGTGACATCGCCATGGGGCGCATCAGGGGCGAGGATGTTGTTGAAGAAGTTCCTGACCTTGTGCTGGTCGCCCATCGCAAGGCTCGTGGCCTCACGGCTCTGGTGCGTCAGGACATAGATGGCCTTGGCGATTTCAACATTCGACCCCCAGCCAACCTTGCCTGACGGATCGCCGATGAAGTCACCCTCAGCGCTGACGGTGCGGTAGCCTCTCGGGTTGTAGGTCTCGTCGTATAGGCGAAGCCACATGGCCTTCAGGACCGGGTCTTCCAGACCGGCGTAACTGTTGGACATGACAATGCGGAGGGCGGGAGCGTATTGCTCCTTTCCGTAGATGCGCTGTGCCGTCTCGGCCATCTCCACGGTCGGCGTGAACGCGATCATGTTGCCGCGAGAGAAAGTCTGGTGGATGTCGATCAGGCGCTCCGCCAGAGAGACGTTCTGATACCAGTCCTTTTGAGGCGACAGAGCGGCGAGAACCCCAGCGACCGTAAAGTCTGGAATCTGGTACTGACCAGACATCCGCTCGGCGATCTTGCGAGCGCCGTTGTACCACAACTTGGACCGCTTCCTGATCTCTTGAGGCACGCGGTTGTGGAGCCACAGCAGGTTGTCGGAGACAAACTGGATGAAGTCTTCTGCGATCTGGTCAGGGTCTTCAGATGCCGTCACGAACCCCGGATAGCCCTTGATGACCTGCATGTTGTGAGCAAAGGCCTGCGGGCTCTGCTTCATCGCGTTCAGGTCGACGATCAGGTTCTGCGTCAGCGGGTCTTCGGTCGCCCTCTTGGTGTAGGGCTGCCGAGTAGAGATGCGATCTTCAGTATCGCCAGACGCCATGATCCGAGTAATGGCTTGGCCCTCGGCCCAGTCATTGAAGTCAGCGACCTTTTCGCGGTCATACACGCCGTCTGTCTTGAACGCCCCCTCAGATGCAAGCACCATCGAGAACCGACGATACGGCTTCGGCCCGCGCTCGTAGACGCGCGTCTCTGACGGGTAGAAACTGTGGACATAGTGGAACGGGTCTGGCGTCAGCCTGTTGTTCTCGGACAGGACGAGACGTAGACGCGGTGCCTTGAGCGGGCGGTTGTCGATCCACTCGAGCGCGAACTGATCACCGTCCTTGCCGCCGATGACGGAGTCGCCGTTCCTCATCCCCTGCTGCTTCCAGACCTGAAGCATGTCGAAGATGGCCTTGTTGACGTCCTTGTACTTGGACATCTCGTAGAGTTCTTGGTCGTGCTTGCGGGCAATGATGTGCTTCAGCCCGTACCCGGTATCGACACCACGCTCACGGAAGATGTGCTCGCCGACAGGCAGGATGACCGACTGCTTCCTGCCACGGTAGTCAATGATATTGCCGTAGGAGTAGGAGTCAGTGCCGTCCCTGTTCTTCACGGGAGACGGCACAGGCATGAACGACTTGCGTTCGCGGGGGTCAGCCGCGATTGCGACGGCAAGGTCGTCAAGTTGCCGGTTCAGGTCGGCCAGTTCTTCGGGGGACAACTGGTCATCGACAGAGACATCAGCCTCTGCCGTCGGGACTGCGGCGGGAGCGGCGGCTTGAGCGGCAGGAGCGGCGCCACGCGGCCTTGCTCCGATCTCACCGTAGCGGATGCCCTCGAAAATCTTCTCGACCGAGTCGAAGCCACGCTCGGTGTGTACCCCGATGATGGCCTTGAAGAAGTTCTTGAGGCGCTCGAAGATCGTCTTCTGCGGTCCTTTGACCGTGGTCTTGCCATCAAGGTAGTCGCGGAAGAGTTCTGCGACAGCCTCCTCCTGAATGACCGCCTCATCGTACCCCATGGCACGGGCGCGCTCTTCATAGGTGTAGCTGCGCTCGACAGGTTTGCCCTGCTTGATCGCGACGTACTTCTTGTTCTTGGCGTAGGCGGTGAGTGTGTTCCACTCTGCGTCAGTGATGACACCCATCAGGCGAAGGGCGTGGATCACCTCGTGGTTCATGACGCTGGCGATGGAGTCGAACAACTCCTGATCGGTCATGCCCTTGCGATAGATACCCATCGACAGGCTGATGATCCGCTTGACAGGATCGTACTTGCCCTCGGCAACACCCATGACCTTGCCAGACTGGTCGCGGGCCAGCATGGCCTGAGCGCCCTCAAGGCGAACCTCCTTGAGGCCGAGGTTGTTGAGCCGCTTGCGCAGGGCTGCAAACACATTCTGCTGCTGTGCCGTGAAGATCGGTGTGTAGTTCACCGGCTCCTTCATCGTGGCAGCATTGAAGCGGGCCTGACCTGCGGCCTCACGCTCCTTTGCGGCCTGCACCGTGGCGGAGGGGTCGCGGAGTCGTGCCGTGGCTGTGTCGCGCAGTTTCTTCAGATCGGCTGCTGTCTGCTCCAGTTGCTGAAGCCGTGCCTTCTGAGCATTGTTCAGTTGAACTTTTTTCTGCCGCTTGCGGAGATTAGCAGCCTGTTTCTCCGCATCACCGATCTGCTGGTTATAGCCAGCGATATTCTGCCGCAGCGTCTCCATCCGCTGCTGGATGGCTGGTGCCGTCGCTTCGGTGACAGGCACAGCCACCTTGGCAGCATCCAGCGCCACACGCTCTACGGACGGGATGGCGCCAGCCTGCTTCGCGTTCTTGATCTCGGTCTCAGCCGCAGCGACGCGAGCCTTCGCTGCCTCGATTGAGGCATCAAGGGTGTCGAGCTTCTGGTTGAACAGGGCGGGATCGGCCCTCTTCCCGGTCGAGTCCTTGCCGGTCTGCTCTACGCGGCGGACTTCCTCGATGAGGTTCTTCCGCTCCTTCTGCGACAGATCGATCTGCTTGTTCAGCCCGTCGATCTCCTGACGCAGGCCGGTCTCGATGCTATCGGTGCGGGCGATGGGCTCGAGACTGTAGCCAGTGCGAGACTTCGTGTCAGCGCGTATCACGCCGCGAGACACCATCTCGTCGCGGATGTCGCGGACCACCGTGTTGGGAACCTTCGCCTTGGTGATGTCCCTCACAGCCTTCTGAATCTTGGGGAAACTGACGCCCTTGTCAGCCTTCACCTGTTGCACCGCGCGGTCGTACTGCTCTTGGGTGAAGGTCTTGTTCTCCACCGGGCCGAAACGAGCAATGCCGCCAGTGACGGGCTTCTGCTTCTTCGCCTCGCGCTCGGAAGCGGCAGTGCCGACGATGGCTTGCAGTTCCTCTAGCGTGACTTGAGGGAACGGTTCCTGACCGGCGTTGGCACGCGCCTGAGAGATGGCAACGCGCTCTTCCATGGGGAGACTTGTGAGGGCCACAGGGCGGGTAGGTGTGATAGCCTCCATACCCGCACGACCACGCAGCGCTGTCTCTTCCTGAGGCGTCGTACGGGCCGTGGATGGAGCGGGTAGGGCAAGAGGCGCAGCCTCCGGGGATGCGACCTTTTCAGCGGCTTCTGCTGCCCGGCTCTCTCGTGCGTTCTGGATGTACTGGTCGCCGCGAGCGCCCAGTTCCTCCATGTCCTCGTCGAGTTCTCGCTTTTTACGCTCCGCTTCTTCCTTGCGGCCAGTGACAAGAGCGCCGCCCGCAGCGCCGATACCGCCACCAAGGACGGCGGCTCCGAGTGCAGCCTCGCCATAGCGTTGAATTGCCTCCTCGCTGAGAGGGTCTTTGCCAGCCTGAAGAATGCCGAGCAGTTCCTGACCAAGTTCAGTCGGCACCTCAGTGACAACGCCACCCGCAGCACCTCGCGCGGCACGGGTGAAGAGACCGCCCTCAGCGGCCTTCTTCAGGACGTTTGCGCCATACTTGGCTCCGACAGCAGACAGGACACCGTCGAGCAGAGATGCCGGTGCAGCGGCAAGGGCAGCAGCGCCTTCGCTCACCTCAACGGGGCGACCCGCCTCGATGTCAGCCTCCTTCTGCTGCTCGCGGAAGTCGCCATAGAAGTACGGTAGAGACGCGAGGGCAGCACCACCGAGGGCACCAACCGTCCCGCCGACAACGGCGCCTACCGGCCCACCGAAAGCGCCAATTGCAGCACCGGCCTTTGCGCCAGCGTAGCCACCAGCAAGTGCGACGGCGGTCTGCGGCGCAGAACCACCAGCAATTTCGCCAACGTAGCTTGCGGCACTGCCGATTGCGCCCTGAGCCTCGCGCTCCTTCTCGAGGGCGGCAGCCTCAGCCAGACGATCAAGCTCAAGACCCTGACGCTCCGCGATACCAGCGCCGTATCCAGCAAGGCTCTCGAGCCCAGTGACGGTGCCGATGCCCTCCAGAGCGGAGCCGTATGCTCGGCCTAGCCCGGCTAGCCCTACGTCGATGCCGCGACCGAATGCGGTGGTGTCTTCAGGGGGAGCGGCTTCAGTCGCGACCGGAGCCCCGAACATCGACTCATACCGCGACTGGAACGCAGACTCTTGCTGCGCCACATACTGATCGATCCGGGCTTGCTCTGCTGGGGTCGGTACGTCCCCCGCGATGTTGACAGCATACTGCGTGCCGCTGAAGGCACCGGGGACGTATATGACGGCCATGAGGCGATCTCCGTAGTACTCAGGAGACTATACCTCACCCAATGGCGTCAGTCTACAGAGTTACCCTTCCTCGCCAACTGTCGCGTCAAATGGGGCGGACGTTGCTGCGGCGAACGCGCGCTCAAGCGCTATAAGTTCTCGCCGGTAAAGCTCCTTTGTCTCTTCATCGATAGCCTCGCCCATGTTTTTTATGATCTCCGCCCTCTTGCCATAATAGGTGGCGATGTCACTGGGCTTCAACACCGGGGCTCTGGTCTCAGCCTTGACGGTAGCTGCGCCACGGGCGCCAGCAGCGGCGCGTGCCGCACGGAGCCTCTCCTGTGCCGTCATCAGGGATAGACGATCCTCTTCGTACTGGTCCCGAGCCTTGCGGAAGCCCTCGACGCCAACGAGGCCAGCCTCTCCAAGAGCGCCTGCGAACGTCGGCTGACGAGAAGACATGAGTGCCATGCCAGCCTGAGCCAGAGCCAGCCACTTGTCTTGCTCTGCGCGCTTCTCGCGCTGCTGGAGAATGTTGCCGATCTCCGTCTCAAGTGGAGACATGGCAGCGGCAATGCCTCCTCCCGTGCGGTCAGCGGAAGGTGCAGCGACAGGCCGAGAGACACCTGTGCCGGTGTAGGTACCAGCGGGAGCGCGGTCATCGCGAGGCATGGGTGACGCCCCTGCCGGGGTCGTAACGACGCCGGGCTCAACAACCACTTCTTCTGCCTGTGGCGCATTTGCCGGTGGCGCAATATACTCGGGCAGTACACCCGCCTCGATCTCGCCAAGGCTCGGCGGAACCTCATCAGGGGGTCGCCTGCTGGCCATAAGGGCCCCAAGACCCCCCATGGGCATCGAGAATGGCGGCATCGCTCCGGGGATGCGTAGTCCTGAGCGGGCCAGTATGTCGCCCCTGTTCCTCAGCGTTGCGGCTTCTGCTGTGTCCATGCCGAGACGCCCTGAAAGCGCCTCCTCGCCAAGCGCAGCCCTAGCAAGCTCCATCTCCATCCCCTCAGGGACAGCGGGCGGAATCGGAGGATAGGTATACTCATCAAGGCGATTTCTCATGGCGGCTTCGGAACTCGTATCCATGCCAATACGAGATTGCCGCGCTTCCCTAGCGGCAGCGGCTCTTGGGTTTGTTGGCAACGGTGCCGTCGAACCAGCAGCGGCGGCTAGAATCTCCTCTGCCGTCATTGATGCAGGGCTGTAGCCAAGGTCGTCGCTGGCATCAAAGATACCGCCAGCAACACCGCCTTCCAAAGACTCGAGTCGGTCCGCACGTTGCGGCGCCGCAGGAATAGAAGGTCTTTCCATGAGCGGTGAGATGCCGCCAATTGGTGCAGGTGGCGCAGCAGGGAGGAACGGCCTGCGAGTAATGCCAGCCGATCTGGGAGAACCGTCCACATTGTGTGTTTCGCCGTAGCGGTCGAGCCACATGTTCTGCTCTTCGCTAGAGCCGCCAAGAGGGTAGGGCGGGGCAACTATCAAGCCGCCACGAACCACAGGCGCCCCATCCCGCATCTTCTGCACATACCCGCCGTCAGCCATTCCCTGCACGGGTGCCTGTGGTGTGGTGGCGGTGTTCATGGCCATGTCTGTTTGAGGGGCCATGGCTCGAGCGGCACTGGCAATGCCCTGCTGCGGGACGCCTGCTGCTGTCACGGCGTCTTCTGCGACCGTGGTCTGCGGCTGACCCTGCCGCTGCGCGAACTCCTGCTCCATCTGCTTCCGGCGCGCGATTTCGCCGAGAACGAGGAACTGAGGCGCTTGCCCTGACGGCATCTGCATCTCGCGAACGAGTTGATCGAGCGGCATACCCTTCAGAGCTTCCTGAATCTGGATGACGTTCATCATCACTGAAGACCCCTGTAGAGACCGTATGCGGAGATACCAGCACCGAGAGCTTGCTGAAGCGGACTAGGCTGCGGCTGATAGACTGTCGAGGAACCGGCAGCGGCAACTGGAAGGCCGCGAATGAACTGGGAGTAGGCGCCCAGTTGCTCCATCGGGTAGCCCTGTTGGCGCAGGAAGTCCTGATAGGCCACGTCGAGACCTGCCTGCCTGCGGGACAAGTCTCCAAGACCCTGAGCCTCAAGAAGTTGCGCTGCCTGAATGTCCCCGGCGCGGGCGCGCTCACCAAGATCGGCGGCGGCACGAGCCTGCTCGGCGCTGAAGCCCATAGCCTGAAGTTGGAACTCACGCTGGCGCATCGCCTCATCAGCGCGAGCGGCCTGCACCCTTGCCTGCTCTGCAATGTTGATGCCCTGAGTCCTCGCCTGCTCGGCAGCACGAGCCTGCTGGACGCGAGCAGCCTCTTCGAGGGTGATGCCTTCAGCCCGTGCGAGCTCCGCGATCTGACGCTGCTGCGTCTCCATCTGCGCGGCGCGGTCGGCACCGAACTGGGCGGCAGCCTGCTCATAAGCGCGTTGGGCGCCACCAGCCTGAATGTCGCCGATCTGCTTGGCCAAGGCTTCTTCCGCAAGGCCCTCCTGCACAGCCTGACGAGAGCCACCAAAGGCGCCCGCCCCGATAGCACGGGCCGCACGAGAGCCACGCTGGCGCTCGAACTCCTGCATGGCGGAGGCCTTCTCACGGTCTACGACCGCCTGCATGTAGGGTGACATGTAGGTCGAGACTTCCTGACCGCTGAACTGACGAGCAGGGTCGTATTGTTGCGCCCGCGCAACTCCAGCCTCGAATCCTGTAAACGGCGTTGCCTGCCCTGCGGTGAACTCAGCGGGACGCTGCTGTCCCAGTTGCTGCGCCTGCGACCCGAGGGACGAGAGCGTGCTCATGGCCTCACCGAGACCAGCGGCAGGGCGACCCGCGATGTTGCGGATCATCTGCTGGGACGCGGTTATGTCCTGCCCAACTTGCGCCAACCGCTGCCCGCCGTAAGGGACGTAAGGCTGTTCACTTGCCGCCTTGGACTTCTTGAGGATGTCTTCGTAGTACGGCTTCGCCCACTCTGGGACATCCTGCACCGTCGTCTGGGTCGCTGTTTGACCGCCGCCCTTACCCATCGCTCAACTCCATCTTGTAGCAGACGTACTCGGGTTCCCAACCGGTGCCCTTGAGAAGTCTGCCCCATCCCTCGCGACCAGTGAACTCTATGTGCTTGCAGCCGTTGTGCTTGGCGTGCCGCTGCATTGCGTCGATGGTCTCGTGCATCCACGATGATATACCAGAACCACCGATCCAGTCCAACACCATTGCCTTGCAACCGGGATACCTTGTTACTCTGGTCGTGTAGTAGCCGACAGGCTCCTCACCTTGCCTGACCATCCACAAGACGCTGTGCCCTGCCTCTATGTCCAGATAGGTATCAGAGATACTGGTCCTACCATTCGAACGGTCAACGGCTGGCTTCAGCCAGCGGCAGGCATCTCCCCATACCGCGTTGAGCAGTTCCGGCGGTACGGCGAAGACCCTGACATCGGACATTTACGCTTCGACCATCTCACGCACTGCTTGAGGGGCACGAGACCCGGCGCGGTTCAAGCGATCCATGAATCCAGAACCGAACTCGTCCTCGAGCGCATCCGTCGAGTCCTTGCGGACCACGAACTCTCCATCGCTCAGGAGCACATCCTGCTCTCCGTCGATTGTGGCAGGCACCATGTCATCGGTCCCAGAGCCATCCCCGGGTCCACGGACCTCACCCTTCTCGCCGTTGGCGAAGCGCTCGACGGTCTCATCGAACTCGCCAGACTGGACGCGGTCAACAAGGTCACGCAGCGCATCCTCGCCATAGGTCTGCACGAAGGCGGCAAGTGCGATCTCAGGCTGCGGGTGCATCTCTTTGATGGCCATGATGGCGTCGGTGATGACGGTCTTCTCGTTGCCACCAGCCGTGCGAGACTCCTCGATCTCGAACTCACCATCTTCAGGTTCGATCTCTGTCTCCGCTTTCTTCTGCGCCATGATGGCGGCAAGACCGCCCTCCTGCATACGCACCAGTCCGCCATTGGCGTACCCACGGGTGAAGTACTCAGAAGTGTACGGGTCGCTCAGGCCGTAGTCGAACTCAGCATCATACCCGCCACGGTAGCCAGTGGGCGGCGCTCGAAGAGTGCGCACCATCGACTTGATCTTCGTAAGATCGGGGGCCTCTCCCTTGGGCGGGCCTGACGCTGCTTTCTGAGGAGACGCAAGCACAGACCCCATAGCAGCGCCAAGACCTTGAGCGGATGAGCCGAATTGCATACCCTGAGCAAACACATCCTTAGCCATGCTGTACGGCGGTAGGGCAGGGGGCATCAGTTCGCCAATTCCACCTGCTGGCATCTTCAGCATCGGGCCGGTTGTCATCGCGCCAGCGCCAGCGCCAACAGTTGATTGCCCCGGAAGAGGCGTTGCCATAGCCCCGCCACCACCGATGGCATTGCCGATGGCTCCGAGTGCCGTGCCGCCGAGGAACGAGCCAAAGCCAGCCTTGACGCCCTCACCCAGATCACCGGTCTCGAGGGTGCGGCCAAGACCAGCACCGACAGAACTCGCGATGAGAGGGTTGGAGAGGAATGTCCCGAGGGAGCCAAGGCCAGCAAGAGCGCCAGACTTCGCGAGTCCAGCGCCCAAGAAGCTCAGAAGCATCGGCAGTGCCATGGTGGTCTCCTTACGCCAGTAGCTTGGCGAGAGTCTGGGGGCCTGCTACCCCATCAGGCTTCAGGCCTTGGGCTTGCTGCCACTCTTTGAGGGCTTTTTCGGTGCCGGGGCCGAAGCTACCGTCGGCTGTGATGCCGAGGGCTTTTTGGAGAGCGGCAACTTCTCCGCCACGGCTTCCAACGCGGAGGCTTTTATTTCCTCCACCTTGTCCTGCACTGCGTCCTCCAACTTGTCCTGAACCTTGTCCAGCACCTTCCCCGCCACTGCTTCCATCACCATCCCCTGCGGGGTTTTGCCCAGTAAGGACCGCAAGACCTTGAACATAACGCCGTCTCCTGTCTTCGAGGCCGATGTCGCCTCCGTTGATGATCTTGGTGACACGAGCAACATCGCCCGTGTCAGCCACGTCGTTCAACTTGCGGCTGTCCCAGAACCACAAGGCAGACACCAGAGCGCCCTCTTTGGTCTCCAGATAGGCGGCGACCTCTTCCGCACTCTTGCCAATAGCCTTCCCGAACGTCGAGTAGTTCGAGCGACCAGTGACCTGCTTCAGGCCACGCCCACGGAAGCGCCAGCCATCGCCCTCTTGAACGTTGCCGAGAGCGCCGCCCTTCGAACGGAACTCGTCCATGTAGACGTAGTTCGCGATCTTCTCTGGCTTGCGGGCATACTCGTTCGCATTGCGCTTGTTGGCACCGAAGTACTTCGGGAACACGCGCTCCAGCGATTCCTTGCTGTAGTTGAGGTTCTCCTCCAGCAATTTGAAGTCCGCGCTTTCATGCGCGCACTGGCTGATGAAAGAGGCGATCCTCTGCGGCGTGGTGATCCCGTACTTCGGGAGCATGTCATTGAGTGTCTTGCACCACTCCGCAACCTCAGTGTTGGTCGGGATCATCTTGGCAAGTTGTGCCTCAGTCAGGAGTGCCATGGTATCTCCTACTCACACCACGAAGACTTCTTCTCACCCTTATACGGCCTTGCGTGTCCGTTCTCAATCAGCATGTCGGACAGGCTCTTGCCGTCAAGGAAGACGTAACCCAGCACCCTGCCGCCGTACTTGTCCCATTCCTTGATCTGCACGTCGATCACCGTGGCACTGGCGATTGCGGCCTTGGTGAACGCACTCGCTTCAAGCGCCTTGCCAGCCTCGGCGGGGCACAGAGCCCTCGGCGCCTTCTCTGGAGTGTCCACACCCAGCACACGAATGGAGAGCTTAGGGGGCAGGGGGGCTGGCAGGAACCCCACTGCGATCTCTATCGTGTCGCCATCTATGATGCGGTTGACCTTGTACGACTCAGCAGACGCGCTGAAGCCGAGGAAGATGAGTACCACCGCCTTGGTCAGGATGGCGATGACCGCTATCCAGTGGGGTATCCAGTTAGCCATCACTCGGAGCCGCCAGCCGGGGGTTCGGGCGCCTTGTCCTGCCCGCGACGTGTGGCGAGCATGATGCCAGACAGCGTGCCGGTGAGGAATGTTGCGATGGGCTGGATCAGTTCGAAGAACTTCTCGTCGTTCGGCGCGCTGCCATTCATGGGCTGCGTCACGAAGATCAGGCTGTAGAGAACAGCGAAGATCGTGCCGGTCAGCGTCAGCGCAAGGCAGATGCCGACAAAGAAGCGCAGTTTGGCTTCCAAGGCATCAGCGTAGTCATCAACCTTCATTTGTCACTCCTCCCCTCTCGATGAGGTAATCTGTGCAGGTTCCTGATGCCTCGCATACTGGAGGCAGGCACTGTTGGTCAGACCACATTGCTGGGTCTTGGCATTGATAGCGGTAGAACCCGTCCCCCGCCATGTAAACCATGTAGGCAAACAAAGCCACGGCAACGGCCAAGGCAACGAATGGGCCGTAGGTAATCACACCCCAAGCCGCTTTGATCATGCGTCTCATCAGTAGCCCTCATTGTTGGCATAGTAGAGGAAGATGATCAGGCCAATCATGGCTGAAACGGACGAGATGATCAAGAAAATCAGGAGCCCGCTGATCAGCATCTCCTTCACCTCGGCCTTGCGGTGCTCATGGGCCTGCCTGCGTTTGCGGATGTCGCCCTCCATGCGAAGGAACTCTTCCCATCCGCTCTGGCCGTACGAGAATTGGATGTACGTCCTCAACTCGTTGCGCTGCGCCTCGATCTTCTTCTTGGCAGCGAAGACCTCCATGGCCTCTGCCTGAGCGCTGCCGCTGAACGCCTTGTACCAAGGCGGGTCTTCCGCCTTCTTCTCGAAGTACTCGAGGTCGGAGATGGCACTGGCCCATTGGGACAGTTGGCCACCCATGTCTTGAAGCTCTCTGCCGAACTCAATGCCCTTCTTGATGGCATTGTAGGCGCTGCTGGCTAGGGCTATCGCACTGACTGGATCGAGCATGGCGTCATTTCCCTACTCTCTCCATGAGGCGGTCGATCTTCGCGTCGAGCGCTTCCAAGCGCGTGATGACGCTGTTGATGTTCAATTGAACTTCTGACTTCGTGACGTAGTCCCTTGCGACCTCCTCGCGGGTCCGGTTCAGCAGAATCTGCAAGCGAGTGATCTCGTCTGACCACCCCTTGAGCACCCAACCTGCGATACCAATCGCGGTTGTCAGAGCAGCGCTCCAGATCGTTTCAAGCTCCAAGGTAGACCTCCGACGCACTCCTGACGCTGGAAGCTTACCAGAAAAATGGGGTAGTCGAAAGAAGTCCTACATAACTTTTCCGCCGAGTGGCGCAAGTGTCGCGACGGTGATGTAGGTGTGGCGCGGCTCCTCACCGGTCCACACATTCCCGCACTGCGGGCACTTGCCGGTCGGATAGGATGCGATCTCTTCCGGCGTGTCCACGAGGTTGTCGCACGAGGCGCACTGGATGTGGTCCACGGACTTGGCGGGCGTCATGCCTTCAGGTGTAGCCATTCTATCCTCTTGCCATTGTGACCCAGTATGTGCCGTCACTCACGAGTGTCACCCAAGAGCCAACGGTCGCCGGAAGGATTGCTGTGCCGGGTGAGCCAGAGCTTATTGCTAGCACATTGGACGAGGCAGACACGACCGTCTGTGCCTGAAAGTTCTTGATACCCAACTCACGGCCAGTATTCGTGGACGCCGTCGGCAGGGTGACCACACAAGATGAGCCAGCCTTGTTGACGATCAGCCATCTGTCGCTGTCCGCTACAGTAAAATCAGTCAGTTTCTCAACAGGCACACCGCCGTTTCCGGGGGTGATGTAGAGTTGACCGTTCCTGACCCACACCGCCCCATCCTCTTGGCCGATGGGCGTCGTGGGGGGATTGGTGATGGTGATGGTCGTGAACCTGCCGTCGCCGGGGTTCTGAATCTGCTGTGCGTAGACAGCGAAGGAGCGGATGATCTGCGCGAAGTAGCTCTGGTTGTACTCTCGCGGTGGGGCCGGGAAGTATGGGACGATTGTCTTGCGTGACATCAGCGCCTGCCATCAGTGCGCATGTCGATGCGCGGTGTTCCCAAGCGCCAAGCCGTACCCGTCTGGTTTGACTCCACCCTGAAGGTTATCGCCCTGCCGCGCAGGCGCACGAACAGTTGGTCCGTGTACAACTCGACAGGCACAGACTGCGTCCTTGTCGTTGTCTCCGGGTCAGCGCCGTATGTTGCTCCACCGGGGTAGTTCTTGGCTGCCATGGTCATCGTGACTTGCGGCGAGGGGTTGCTCGAGTCACGGAACGTCAGGTCTGGGATGACCCTCGTGACGAACATGAACTGGTTTCCGTCACTGATGTCTACGGAGCTAGACTGCACATAGGAGTTGATGGGCGAGAACGGGTTCGTCTCTCCGTTGCTGAAGCCATACTCGTGGAAGTAGACGTAGCCATCCAGCCCTGCGGCAATCGGGTAAGCAAGAACGTTGCGGTCCTGCCAAGCATTGCGAGAAAGGGTGCCGTAGTACCAGACGTCAAGCTCGTAGTTGTAGACGACGTACTTGTCTACCTCATTGCTCGAGGAAGACGGGTAGAACCACCAGACCTCAGAGTAGGCTGCGTTCGCGGCACCGAAGACCTTGGCCAACTGGTTGGTGTTCAGGTCGTCAAAGACGTACTCCTTGACCGTGCAGGGGAGCGCCCTGACGGCTCCGTCATAGGCATAGAAGTCGCGCTGGCCCATCCAGTAGACAGCGTCGCCAACAGCGGTCGGTGAGTTCGGGGAGATGATCGAGATGTTCGACGAAATCTCAGAGATGCCGAACGTGAAGGGCGGTCCGACGAATTGCATCGCGTGAACGGATGTATCCGTGAACACGAGAATCTGTTGCTTGGTCTGGACGGCACCAACGATCTGGCTGCCCGTGCCAATGCGCAACTGGCCAGCCGTGTTGTCTGGGCGAGACTCCCAGTCTGTGATGCTCTCCTGATCGGAGAATCGGATGCAGAGGCGATCCTGAATACCGGGCGTTGCCTCGGGGTCGCACCCGAAAGCGATGACATGCCGGTCGCGCTCAGAGACAATGACCTGCCGCGCGATCCTCGGTGTCATGTTGGCACCGGCTAGGTTCTGAAGCTCAACTGCCCTGAAGCCTGTGCCAGCGCTCGTATCCCAGCGATAGAGGCCGCCATCGTAGACGGAGATGACCAAGTCCTCTCCGAAGTTGTCCTGCGACCAGAGACGCAGTTGGGCGCCAGTGACGGTGGTAGTAGCGGCGGAGCCCCATCCACCACGGCTCCATACGCCAGCGCCCCAGCCGGTTCCCACGACAGTCGTAGAGAGGCCGACGCTGATCTGGTATTCCGCCAGCACTGCCGCGCCACCGCCAGACACAGAGCCAGCGGTAGCGGAACCACCAGTGTCAACTTCGTAGACGCTGCCGCTGACTATGGTGGTGATGACATGCTCTTTGTTGATCTGCCCGGTGGTCAGACCATCAAACGCTGTGGCCCCTGAGATGGTGACGTAATCTCCTTGGCTTGCAGCGTGACCGGGGTCCGTAATCCTGACTATGCCGCTAGACGCTGCGGTGGTTTGGATCGGGTTTGCGCCAAGGGTGACCGACCTGCGGATGGGTGTAATGTCATACGGGGCACCGCCGTCGATGATGTAGTACTTCGATGTCGTTCCGGCGCCAGTGTAGATGTCATTGTTGAGCGCCGTCCAAGTGTGGAGGGAAACACACAGACCGATCATTGGGGAGTTGGTGAGCTTCTCCCAGCCGCCAATGGACTCAGGCAGGCCGAACCTGAACCTGATCTTGTTGCCGTCCACCCAGCCGCCAGAGTTCGTGTAGTCAGTCGTCTCGCGGTTGATGCCGGGCCGGAACTGGAGCTTGGTGAGCACCGAGGGTCACTCCGGTTTAGTGGGCCACACTACATTGTGCGGAAAGCCTGCCTGTTGCGGAACATCGAGAAGTGCCTGACGGTACGCTGTCCACTCACCCTGCTTCTCGGCGGACATAGAGGCCCAGCGGAGAGGGTTGGAGACGAGGGGGTCAACCAGCGCCGTCAACAAGCGGTTGCGTTCCACGCGAACAATGGCCGCTGCCTCTGCGTCGAGTTCGGCTTGCGACGGCGGAACATACGCGGCGGTGGCGGGATCAGCGTCCATCTGAGCATGGAGCGCAGCGGCATCAAACTGAGCGCCAGCATCGTTCGGGTCACAGGTGAAGGGTATCCACCCGTAGGTGGGGTGTTCGATCTCGCAATCAATGCGACCGCCAGAGATGCGCTGTGCGTTACGGTAGTTCATCACGAAATCCTCACAAACACGGACCCATCATAATCAACCCCATAGTTTATAAGTGTACCCATGCACTGCCATGTGCCAGAAGGAACCGGCGTAGAGGCGCTGTTTGTGGGCGAAGTACTACCTGCATACCTTAAAGTGCTGCCAGCCCTAGTACCGCCGGGAGCAACGGCTAGATTGTTTGTGGTCGAGTTGAGGAGTGCATATGTCCCTACAGCACCTAGTGTAGTATTTACAGCAATGGTGCCGCTGGTAGTAATGGTTCCTCCGGTAAGGCCCGTACCAGCCGTGATTGATGTAACGGTGCCGGTCGCCGTAGAGGAGATGGTCGGGTTCCCGCTGACGCCGTCGCCGTTGGTGATGGTGATTGCCGTACCTGCCGTGAGTGTTCTGGCAGCAACGGTACCAGAACCTGTGCGAGCGATCAGGCCAGTGGAGGCAAGGGCCGCTAATGCCGCAAGGTCTGCGTCATAGGCCTGCACGTTAGTGCCAATGGCAAGGCCTAGGTTGGTGCGGGCCGTTGGTGCATCAGATGCGCCAGTCCCACCATCGGCAATGGCGAGGTCGGTGATACCTGTGACCGACCCACCTGTGATGCTGACGCTGCTGGACGCTTGGGTCGCCATGGTCCCAAGGCCAAGTGCAGTGCGCGCGCCACTCTGCGTGGTCGATCCTGTGCCGCCATTCGCGAGGTTCAGCGTACCGGCGATGGTGATGGTGCCAGAGCCGACGATGGGGCCACCACTCGTGGTCAGGCCCGTTGTGCCGCCAGAGACATCAACCGATGTGACAGTGCCTCCGCCACCACCGGAGACCGTGATGAACGAAAGAGTCCCAGCGCCGTTCGTCCCAAGAACCTGACTCGCCGTTCCATCTGTCGTCGGAAGTGTGAAGGTGTTCACGAATGACTGAAGGTTGGCATCGTAGGCAAGGACGTTCGTCCCGATTGCCAGACCAAGGTTGGTGCGGGCAGTCGATACGTTCGATACGTCCGAGAGGTTGTTCGCTGATTGCAGTGTCCCCGTCAGGTTGAAGGTCGACGAGATGTCCACCACAGCAGCGCTTACGCCTGCGCCAGTGCAGTAGACCATGGCAGACTTGCCGTTGGCAATCGCCACAGTTGAGCCGCTGCCCTGCGCCATGGTGATGCTGACGCCAGAGTTGTTCTTGACCACATAGACATGCTGCGCGTCGTTCGGGGTGACGTTGACCGTCAGGTTCCCGCTCGGGCTCCCAGCGAAGACCAGAGCAGTGTACTGCCCCTCAGAGAGGGTGCCGTCAGACGTGGTCAGGGAGTACGGTAGCGCGGGTCCGTAGCCGGTCAGAGAGATGGTGCCGACACCCATGGTGAGGCGGTCAACAATGTCCATGTTGACGTTGACGGTCTGGCCCCAAGTTCCAGACTGCTCACCATCGCCGGGTTTCTCGATGCCAGTGTTAGTTGCATAGGTACTCGGCATGAAGTGTCCTCACGCTGCCATATCTACCCAAGGTGACGTAGGAGTCGGATCGACGTCGGTCCAGACGGACGCTGTCCCGTTCGCAGTATCGGTATAGACCGAGTTCTGGTTCGGAACGACATCGACCCAAGGACCAGCGACCCCCGGAGTGACGGGAGTATAGACTGAGTTCTGATTCGGAACAATATCAGTCCACGAGATGCGGACAGTCCCGACAGACATTGCTGCGCTGACGCCGGTAACGAAGACCTGCGCGCTACCAGAGACGGTAACGGAGCCGACCTGAGTCGATCCAGATACGCCGAATACACTGACATCTGCGCCAGCCTCTGCCTCAACGGAGCCGACAAGGCCGTTGGCGGCAACACCGAGCAAGAAGACATTGGCGTCACCGATGGCATCTGCATTACCGATGGCGCCGCTGGCCTGAACGCCGACGACGAAGACATCAATGCCGGTTACCGCCTCGGCAACGCCGATCTGGGCTGTGCCCTCAACGCCGGTGAGTTGAACGTTGGCGTCCCCGGTGACCGCCACAGAGCCAATCTGGCCTATGGAGGAGACCTCGGTTACAAAGACGTCGCTACCGGACTCTGCGTCTACCGTGCCGACCAGCGCGCTGGCCTGAACACCGATGACGAAGACGGTGGCGCCAGCCTCTGCTGTGGCGTTTCCGACGAAGCCCGTAGCCTCGAGGCCGGTGACGTTGACGTTCGCATCGCCAGTGACATCTGCGTTGCCAATGACGCCGGTCGCCTCGACGCCAGACGGGAAGACGTTCGCATCACCGATGACCTGAACGGAGCCAACGAATCCATTGGCCTCGACGCCAGTGACAGGGACAATCGCCCCCGCCTCTGCGGTCGCATTGCCGACAAAGCCACTCGCCTGATTGCCTGTGACGTTGACGTTGGCGTCGCCGGTAACCGCGACAGAGCCGACTTGACCGGTGCTCGGCGGGGTCTGGACATCCACCCCAGCGCCAGCCTCTGCCTGCACAGTGCCGACGAAAAGGTTAACAGCAACCCCTGTTACGTTAACTATGGCACCGGCTTCTGCCGTGGCATTGCCGACCAGAGCAGTGGCTTCTACGCCGGTAACGAGGACGTTGACGCTAGGTATCTCGGCGGCGTCATCCGCGAGAGGCGCACCCGTTAGTGGGAAGAAGCCAAGCATCGGTCACGCCGCCCCTGAGACACGGTGGCTATGCTAGCACAAGCTCTGGGAAAAGGCACTCCTCGATGAACCGAGACACCTCTTCGGGGTCTAGGCCCAGTGCCGCCATCACCTTGGGCGTGTGTGGGTTCTGCTTCTGGTAGTGGCAGTAGCGGTTGTGCCGATCAGAGTAGTCGGCGCTGGACTTCTCGCCAACAGAGGCGAGGTAGTGCCGCAGGTTGTTGATCACCAGCGTCAGAAGGCGGGTGAGTTCGGCCTCTGTCTGGATGTTGCCTGCGGCGATCATGTGCTCGCTGAATATGGCCTTGGCCCAGTCAGGTAGCTCTCTGGTCTTACTCCACTCGTAGAACGAGGCGCGATTGGCGAAGGTCTCGAGAAGGTGGTGCTTGGACACCACCGGGCTGAAGTCATGGAATGCGCCCGTGACCTTGTTCGGCCCCGCGATGATGTCGAATCCTAAGATCGGGGACGGGTCGTTGACATGCGGCATCACCGTCAGGTGGAGCATGTAGAGCTTCTTGGTGTCTCTCGCGTCCACGATATCGAGGTGGGCTCGGCGGAAGTTCTTTCCCGTGAAGACGTAGTTCGGCCACGAGAAGCGGTGGCCCTCGTCCACCTCTTGGTACCGGCTGAACTCCTTGAGGATGTCGTGGTGAGCGGCCTCAAGCGATTCGAAGATTGTGGGCATCGGCTACCTCATCGAACAGTGCGATGGCAAAGTCGAACACCTTGTTGGCCTCTTCCGCAAGGTCGTCTGTCAGCCTCTCTCGGACTTTGGCTATGAGAGCGGAGCGGTCGTTGAAGTGGTACATGCGGCAGGTGCCGGGGGCCACGCGCTTGATCAGTTGCCCGCCATAGAGATCGGCGAAGTGTCTGCCGTAGATGTGAGCCCACAACAAGTTCGATGGAACTTCTTTGACGTAGGAGACGTAGCGCTGCGTGGACGGTGAGAGTGCCGGGCCGTAGTGGTCGCCCAGTAGCTCCTTGGCATCAAGCTCGATGAGTTCTGCCCTGCGAAGGCCCGGCAGGTCTGCCATGTGCTCCTGTGCCACAGCCTCGAGAGCGCGGTAGCAGGCTGCCTGATTGACGAGGTAGGTGGCGTAGACCTCTGGCCGCATCTCGCCAGACAGAAGTGACACAACGAAGCAGTGCTTCTCTGCCTCGTTGTGCTTGTCTCTTACTGCTTCACGCAGGGTCATTCAGAGGCTTGCGGCTTCCAAGAAGAGGGCGTCGATGTCAGCCTCTTCGTAGCCAATGCCGCTCATGATAGTCAGGAACCAAGCCGCCTCACGCTCCACAACCGTGTTGTAGTCCCACTCGGTCTGGACCTTGGCCTTCTCCGTGGCATCAGGGATGGCCTTGATGGCGTCTGTGACTGCGGTCACCTTCTTGCGGTCGATAACCGCCAGACGCATCTGGCGCATGGACACAGACACAGGCTTCGGCTGGGTGAGGGATGCCATGGCGCTGAGGTGCGCTTCGTGCTCCTCTTCTGTCATCTCACGGACTGTTCCGTTGACGTAGATGCTGGGACGCTCTGTCATGATATGGCATACCCGTAGATTTCACAGTTCAGGCCAACACCTACACGAGCGGTGGAATAGCGCGCAGCAGTAAAACTGGGATTACCGGTAGTTCCAAGCGTCACACCCGGATATGATCCAGTCTCAATGGTTGAGAGGAATTCGCTCGTGACGGTATAGCTAGCGGTCGTCGTAATGATTGATCCTGTGGGGAGAGTTGTGCTGTTCCCAAGGCGGATATCGCAATCAAAACCGGTTGGGGTCATCAGGACGTCCCACCTGTTTACCCAGACGTTAGCGGCGACAAGACCGCCAGATGTTACTGTTATAGTTGGGCTAGCATTGTTGTTTACCCAGCCAGTGGTCGTGGTGGCGGTGATCTGATTGATCTGATACCAGGTATTACCCGGCACGGTTAGGCCCTCTCTGCGCGGGGTGACTGTAAGGTCGGACGCTGCGGAGGCAAAACCGATCCCAGAGAACCTGAACAGGATAGCCCTGTACTTCCTGAAGTCGGCATCACGAGGCGCATCAACCGTGATGGTGGTTATAGATGGGGGGTTGACGACGTTAGGAGCAATGATGTTGGCGCTCTTGATGAGAACAAGCCCCGGCACTGGCCCAGAGGGAGAGGGGCCAATGGCGGATAGCTCAGACGCCAGAGAGAGCCTTGCCGAGGCAAACCCCATATCACACCTCCTCAACCACAGTCAGCATTGCTGACAGGGAACCCGCGAGCGTCGAACTGAGTTTGACCGAGTAGTTGTTCGGGATCAGGTACACGTCGGTGTTGCGGTAGGAACTAGCCTTCGACGTGTCGATGGTCTGCCCGTTGACAGGCAGAACGTAGAAGTCGTTGCCGCCACCACTAACCGTAACGACAAGATTCGAAGTATCAGGACCGCTCACAGTATAGCGAGAGTTGACGCCAGTACCGAAGACCTCAAGTTGAGCGCCGTTCGGCCTGTCGAGGGTCGTCCAGCCATTCCCGCTTGTGGCCGTGAGGGTGTAGCGCGGACCAACAGCGGGATTGATGGCATCGAAGACATAGGCAATCTGTGCCACAGCAGATGTGTTGGTGCTGCACGGAGACACCACAAACGCATACTTGCTGGCGATGCTGTTCATGAACTGCATCGTGTTGGCGCCAGAAATCAGCAGACCGGTCAAGGTTCCGAACAGGCGACCGCCGATCACGAAGTAGTAGCGACCAGCAGAACGGTTATTGTCGTACATAGACACGGACTGCGTCCGAACCGACTGGGACTTCACGGCGGAGTAGACGTTGGCAACTGTACTGTTAAGCGTAGTGCCCACGGCAATACTTGTGATATTGCCGTCGGAAACAGAGGTTGTAGAGATTGCTTGATACGCCATGTTCAATGCGCTGTTTGCACCGACAGCGCCGACACAACGCCACAGTCCTGTCGGGTAGAACGTATTTGCAGGCGTGTCCTGCATCAGGACGAAGTTTGGGCGGGCTCCAAAGTGGAAGCTAGAGTTCAGAGCGGTTGTGTTTATGCTTGTATTGCCAGCGGCGCTCCAAGAACCTCCGTCAAATCTGGCGGCGGCAATGTTTGCGTTGGTCGATGCGTTGACAAACAGAGCGAGAGCGCGCTCAAGACCAGATGCGTCCGTGTACGACGTCAAGTCCACTGCGACGTGGTAGCTAACGGCCGTAGCCGAAAGCAGCAGGGCACCGGCAAGGTCAGTCGGCTGGGACACCACATCAATGGCAAGGCCATAGGAGTTGCCACCGACGCTAGCCCAGTACATCCCGTAATAGCTCGCGCCAGTCCCCATCGAGTCGGTGATGAAAAAGACCTTGCCTGATGGCGCCACATCGACAGACTTGATAGAGTAAAGGAAGGTGTTTGACCCAAGCCCCGGCACCAGATCGTAGATGCCAATCTCACTGAGAACAACACCATCATTGCTGAGAGCATAGAGCTTTCCGCCCTGAGCCATGAACCAGCACTGAGCCTTGTGTGACCAAGCGCAACCCTGACCATAGTTGTGGCCGTAGGGGAGGTAGTTGCCGTAAAGATTTGACACGCCAACAGAGATGGAGGTGTCCATGCCGGTGCGAGCTATGAACTGTGATAGCTTACCGACAGTGACGCCGCCGTCATCGTGATATGTGTAGAGTGGGCGCGAGTTGAACGGATACCAAAGCGGTAGCGTGACAGTGGTGGTGGTTGCGTCTGTCGCAGTAACAAGGGGGGTTGCCGTTCCAGCGTTGTCGAAGACGACAATCGCATTGATGGTACCAACGAAGACAGCCCTGTCTGTACCCCAGTTGAACGATGTCCTGAGAGACCTCGAGGCAGAACTTGACGGAAGGGTAGCAGTGGTCACGGAGTTCTGAGCCTGCGTCAGGTTCGTCTGGCGAAGGAACCGAAACTGCTGGGCATTTCCAGTGTCAAAGAAACAAACAACGGCATTCGCCGTGCCATCCGTTGAAAGTGGGCGAGCGGCAACGCCGAGTGTGTTGCTGTTGGTAACCGTTACAGCCGACCCCACGGCTGCGAAGGTCGTCGTCGCAGAATCATAGGAAAAGTTCTGCACCGACAGCGTTACGCCAGTGCTGGTATTTGCTGCAACAACGTAGGTAGTCGTTGTGCCAACGGCAGTGCCGTTGAGGGGGGCGATTGCAAAGTGGAACGTGGTGTGCGCAAGCGCGGTATTGAACAGCGTAGAGGCGACCGTAATGGCTCCGCTGTCAGGAACGTTGAGCGATTGCAGGGACCAGTTGGTACCATTCGAGCCACCAACAACAATCTGCGTCGTGCTCCCGCGAACAAGTGCAAGATCGAACGCGAATGCGGTGGTGCTATTGAACGACGTGGCGCCAGCAAGGTCAAAGTTGACAACGTTCGCCTGATCAAGTGAGTTGCCGCTGATGTTGAGGCGAAGGAGCTTGAAGAAGGTGGACGAGCGGTAGGCAATCACAACCTTGGTGGTGGTGACGGCAAGGCCTTTTAGAAGGGACTGACCGGTACCGCCCATGCCACCCGGCGTTGTCCATACACCAGTCGTCTGTGAATTGAAGACGGCATCAGGCAGAAGCAGGTTGACGATGGGTCCAGCGCGGTACTTCGTGCCAGTGTACTCAACGATCTGGGTGTGCAGAACCGTACCGCCAAGGTAGTCGTTGCCTCCACCGGCGTGCATGTTCGCCGGGGTCCAGATGAGAAGGACGCGATCAGCAGAGAGTTGAATGGAGAATGGATGCGTGTTGCCAGCAGTGGCGGGGTTGGGCCCGGCAAACGTGACAAGCGGACTGCCGAAGTACATCCACTCATCAGCGGTCCCGGTGTCCACCGTCCAGACGTTGGGATCGCCAATCCCAGTCGCGTTCACGGCTTTTAGTGTCGCAGAGGCGCCAGTGGTGTTGGTGTACGCCGATGTAAGGGTCGTGCCTACAGTCGGGACAATGACGGACTTGACGGTTGTCATCTTGTAGCTCCTTACATCGCTAGGTCGATATACTGCCGGAATGTGTACTTATTGTCCACATAGGTCTTGACGGCAAACTCTGTGGGGACTGCGGAGTTCGAGTTTCCGCCCAGCGTCGGGTCAGATGAGAACTCGTTGATGGTCTCTCCAAGTTGCGCGCCGATAGAGCCGAGGCGCAGCGAGGTGAGACCGGAGAGGTTGAAGGCGTTTGCGTTCAGCGTGGCTGTACCGGTGGCCTGATCGACCCGGAAGTATTCACCGACACGGAAGTTGCCGTCTTGGTCAGTCGAGACGTAGTAGACACGACCCGGAAGGTCTTCGTTGACCTCATTGCCCTGAGCGGCAGGCTGAGTCGGCGCGTTCGGGTAGTTGGTGGTAGTAACGCCACCAGTGCCGATGCTCAGGAAGTCATGACCGGTCAGACGAACTTGGCTGTAGTTGTAGCGGATCGTCAAGGCTGCGTTGTCAGGCGAGCCGGTCAGTTTCTCCTGAGCGAGGGCAATCGCCAGAACGCTCGAGGAGTTGACGTAGGTGCCGCTCACGGACTGGATGACGTAGGCCCCAGTATCGCCAGCAATCTGGATGCTCGCACCCGGAAGAGGAGCCGAAGAGAAGCCATCCGCAACGAGCAGGAAGCCCTTCTGCTGCGACACACCAGCGGGCGCGATGGTCAGCGTGTTCGTGCCGTCGCTGATGACTTCGTTGTTCTGGAACGGAGTGCCGGGCGAGGTGCTGATGTAGTAGATTTTCCCAGCGGAAGACTGGAGGTTCGTGACCGTACCGGTGGCTCCAGAGGTCTGGCCGGTGATGGTGCTGCCAGCAGCAAAACCCACAGTGATGGGATCGGTGGTGACGGTCAGTTGCTCGCCATGCAGAGAGCCAGTATGCGGCGTCTCAGAGGCAAGGAAACCAAATGAGGTAGAACCCCAAGTTCCGTAGGAGTTGTTGCCGTTCAGTGAGCGGATGATGCCGCCACCAGAAGCGGCGTAGCCGAAGTAGGCATAGTAGGTGAAAACGGAGACGACCTCAGTCCGGGCGCCATCCTTGGCCCAGATGCCGACGCCATTGTCCATGATGCAGGTATAGTTGCTGAACACGACCGACTTATAGCCGGATGCGTGGACGCTTCCGTCGATCAGTGCGCCGATTGCACCAGACCCGAAGGCGGAGCACTCGATGACATAGGGCGACTTCGTCGTGATCGGCGATGCCGAGTTCAGAGCAACATAGATACCCTTGGGCGTAGACGTCGTGATGTTTCCGGGGGTAGAACCCGGAACCCATCCAGTCATTCCACTGAACGACATCTTGTGAAGAAGCGATGCGTTCGAGAGGCGCCACATCGTGGCTTGGTTGTTCGGTGTTATTCCATCAGCCGCCAAGCCAGCGGCGGGCGTGACGAAGGTATTCCGCAGGCTGTCTCCAATGATCGACACACCGGGCGGAACAACGATGGGAAGCAGCGCCTCCTGATAGGTGCCGTTCTTGACGTAGATAACAGCAGACTGACCGCCGGGGACAGCAGCAACAGCGTTCTGGATGTTGGCGAAGGCAAAGCCAATCGTCTTGCCGGTGTTCGCGTTGTTGCCAGTCGGGGTGACGTAGAAGACGTTCGTGGATGCCGTGGTGGGAGACCAGATGACCGATGTCCCAGCCGCGTCTACCGTCAGAGCAGAGCCTGCATCCCCGATTCCATAGGACGGGATGACTGCGTCACCTGCCATGAACTGCCACTTGCCAGCCGCGAGGTCCGTGGAGAAGGTGCCAGAGGTGTGATCGACCAAGCAGATGTAGGAGGAACCAGCGTTCCTGACGATGTCATTGACGAGATAGACGTACGCGGTGACCCAAGCACCCGCCCAGCGCACGCCGCTGTTGAAAATCTGCCACTTACCAGCGGCCAGATCGGTGGCAAAGGTTCCAGACGTGTGCCCGACCTGACATGTGTAGGCGTTGGCGCCGTACTGAACGATGTCGTTCAGATAGTAGACTGTGGCCGTTGCCCAAGCATTGCGGTTCTGGAACGCGGAGACGAACAGGGACCAGTAGGTCGCATTTGTCGGAAGGTTGCCGGTGGTGTTAGCAATGCAGAGGTACAGGTTCGCGCCGTACGAGACGATATCGTTGGGCTGATACGCAGTCGCGTTGTTGTACGCACCCTCGGGCGAGATGCCGGTGACGAACTGATCCCAGTAGGTGGCGTTGGTGGGGTCATTGCCGACTGTGGTCTGCTTGGCAATGAATGTGCTTCCACCGTACTTGACAACGTCATTCGCCTGATAGGTCGTTCCAGCGCTATAGTTGCCTTCCCACTGGATGCCCTCAACGAACTGAGACCAGTCTGCCGGGAAGAGGTCGGGCTGTTTGTTGAGGTTGTCGGTCAGGGCAATGTAGACAGTCGAACCATAGGCCACGGCATCGCCAATGCGATACTGCGTGGCAGCGCTCCACGTCCCAAGGAAGTTCAGGCCCTCAACCATCAGCGCCCAGTAGGTGGCGTTTGTCGGTGCGTTCCCGGTCGTTTTTACGACGTTGATGTAGACATAGGCGTTACCGCCGTACTTCACCACGTCGTTGAGTTCATACTCAGTCGCGGCGCTGTAGTTGCCAGCCCAGTAGAACCGCAGTTTGCCGAGATCAATGACAGTAGTCATACGAACACCATCTCCAGATGACCCTTATTGCCCCACCGGAACTGATAAGTGTCAGTTGACCAAACCCAGTTCACATACTCGTTCGGGCCAGTGATGTAGCCCGTCTGAGGCAGGCTGACCGTAGACCCATCGTTGATGACGTCCACATTGAGATCGCCCGTCGCTTGGATCAGTTTGAAACCGTAGAAGGTTTTGTCGGCCAGATCGGTGCCGGTATGAAACCCCGCCATCAGTCGACTCCTTCCAGAACGGACACAACGCAGTCGAAGGACGAGTTCACGGCAGAGATGACGCGAAGCCGTTCATTCGCCTCCATGACCAACTTCTTACCACTAACGAAGTCGTTCGTCATCCCTCCATTGATGCGAAGGGCACCAATCAGGCGCACAGACGTCGTGTCAGCCTTGATGAGGTTGATGGTGACGGGTAGCTCAGAACCCGTGATGTTCGACAGGTTGAGCCCGATCACGATGGACTTTGTAGCGGCAGGCACGGTGTAGACGTCAGAACCGCCGGTGCCGATGTTCTTGGTCGTGTAGTTCTTGAAGGTGTTCGCCATGGATCACCCCAGAGCTATGACGAGGGCCAAGGCGATGTTCGTCGCCTGTGCCGGTGTGGTGACATCTTGGGCCGCTGCCGTCAGGTAGACAATCGAGCCGCCTCCAAGATTGAGCGGGGAGCCGCCAGTCGAACTCTCGATGACCGACCGCGTCATCGTGGGGCCGCTCGAGGAGTAGACGCCGGTCCCGATCTCCCAGTCGTTGCCCGCCTCGATTGTGTAGCGGACCTCATCGCCATTGCTGATCCCGCCACTCGCGAAGTTCTGAAAGCCAGTGACCGCCGGTCCAAGGGTGATTGTCCCCGTACCAGTCGTCGCCGTCTCGACCTTCACTCTGTTGGCGAGAACAACCACTTCTTCTCCTCACGCGATGCGGATGATCGCGTTGCTGGCATCAGCCACCGGGAAGATGATGGTGAACGTGCCGGTCGTGGAAATCTTGGCGCCGCCAAAGTCGAGCACGCAGACCGATGGGTTGGTCAGAGGACCAGCGACACCGTTCGCCGAGGGCGTGGTGTTGTAGATGAGCGCGCCATATGCGGTGATCGTCGCGGAGGTGAACGACAGGTCGGCGAAGTCGCAGAACGCTGTCGTGCCAGACGTGGCGGGGTCACCATTCGTCAGCGCGCCACCACCAGCAACATAGGTTCCCGTGTTGGGAACTTCGTTCGTCGCGGTGTAGGTAGTCGTCGCGGCTGTGAAGGAGGCGCTGTTGTCGTAGAGCGCCAACTTGAAGGTGTCTCCGCCATTGCGGAAGTCATGCACGGCAAGCAGAAGCTCCTGCTTGAAGGACGTGCACATGTAGTTCCCGGTGAACGCCATCAGATTCTCCTTAACTGCTCGGCGAGATCGGGGAACCCTGCCTCGCGGACCGTGTTGCTCACAGTGTGACGATCCTCACTGACCGCCATTGTAATGTAATACCGCACGACGTTCAACATTTGCGCTCGGAACGCGCGGGCCTGCTGCTGAACTTCCGGCGGGGCCGTATCGGAGACGCTGATGATCTTGTCGACGCACATCTCAGCGATGGTGTCCGGGGAATGTCCGCCATTGGACGACGCGAACACCTTCGCCATGGGGGAGCCAAGCATCATGACGGGCTCCCAACCTTGTAGGTTCCGTCACGGTAGTCATCGCGCTTGGACCTGATGTCGATGCCGAAGAGGTTGGACATCGCCTCGTTGTACCGAGTTGTGTACAATTGCAGGATGTCGGCGTCGCCCTTCAGGTAGGTGTAGGCCTCGATAAGGCACCCGTAGAGCAGCACCGTCTCCGCGTTCTCACCGAACCAAGACGTGCCGTCAGCGTTGAGTACGGCGTTAACAGGTACCGAGAAGAGCGAACCGCCGCCAAGCGTAACGTTGCTGGCCGCTAGCACGTCTCCAGCGACGTAGAGGGCTCCGGGATCGGAGATCGTCACGGCGGTCACGCTGCCACCAGAAACGGTGATGTTGGCGCGAGCGCCCGTCCCAGAGCCTCCTGTGAGGGGGATATCCCAGTACCGCCCGTTGACGTAGCCGCTACCACCAGCAATGGCCCCAAGGCCAGAGATGGAAGACTGCACAATCGACGGCGGGTCATAGTAGTAGTGAAGCTCAACCGTGAAGCCGTCACTGGGAGTGGGGGCGAGGATGAAGTTGCCCTGAGCAGACACAAGGCCATCCCCATCGAACTGGGCGTAGTACTTTGGCACACCGGCGGAGGACTGCTGCGGGTAGGCCTCACGGAGGAAGTTCACGTCCTTGTCGATGAGGTAGTTGTAGGAGTTGCTGGCGTCGATGACAGCAAGCGAGAAGACGGACAGGAAGTCCGTGGGGCGCTGGAGGTAGGGGTTGTTAGGTGTGAGGGTCGTCGTAGCGTTGCGGCGCAACTCAGGGATCATCACGGAACGGACGATCCGCTCCTCCGCCTGCCTGATGAAGCGGGGGATGTTCTCGACGAAGGACGTCTCGAAGCTCTCCGTGTAGTTCTTGATCGCGTCCGCAAGCTCGATGTAGTTCATTTGAACTTCTACCTCACGATGTGGTCACGGTGACTGTGCCAACGGAAGCAGTCATCTGCTGCACGGGGTTCCAGACTGGGTTCCAGCCCCAGATGGCGTTGGCCTCTGCCTGACTGGTGTCGGGGCGGGGGTCGCGCAGGGACTGCGGGTCGTTGATCTTTACGCGGCCAAGGAAGTTCTGCGGCTGATCGGGGTCGGCGACGTCCTTCCCCACACGGAAGCCGGTCTTGGTGCCGTTGTTGTACTCCCAGACAAGCTCGTTCAGGGGGTAGCGGAACCCCGTCTTGTCGCAGAAGCCGAATGCCTTTGATCCTCGAGCGTAGGCGGGCATCACACACCGAACGTGTAGAAGGGGGCGAACTGGACGGAGGCGCGCTCTTGATCCTCACCGGAGGCAAGGGCGAACTGGTCCTCGTATATCTGGCGCAGCGGCTCAACACGCATCGCTGCATCGGGCTTCTTCATAGCGACGTGGTAGGCAAGCCCGGCCACGAGGGCTGGCACAAAGCGGGGCGGGATCGAGGCGGAGCCACTGATGCCAGACGAGAGACCGTCAATGCCCTTCAGCCGGTAGTAGACCAGCGTGTAGGGCGTGGTGTTGTCAGGCACAGGCCAGAGCGTGACCTTCGTCTCCGTAGCTAGACGCTGGACGTAGATTTGAGTGGGCCTGCCTTGGGTGTTCTTGTTGGTCTGCTGTGCGTAAGTAGATACGCTGATGCGCTCGAGGGCTGTGTCGATCTGGGAGGTTCCACTTCCGGTGCGTAGTTGGTGCTCGATGATGTCGATGGTATTGGCCGGAAGAGTATAGGTGTGGGTTCCTGCGGTGAGAGCCTGCGTACCAGCCTCGATAGTGAAGAGATTAAGCCCACGGTTCTGCCACTCCAGCGTGAGGATGTTGAGGCTGCGACGGATTGTCTTCAGGTCATAGCCAGAGCGCATCTCAAGGCCTGCGCGCTCGTAGGCCTCCTCGAAGAGTTCTGACAGGTCAGGAACGACGACTGGCATTACTTGGTGCTCCTGTGTCTCGCTGTCTTCTTGGCGACGCTCTTCGGTTGTGCCACGAACTGCTTGCCTTTGCGAGTGCCTTCACGCTTCGCCTTGGTGGTTGCAGCGTACTCAGCGGGGGACAGGGACTTGATGGCGCTCTCCGGCAGGTAGCGTTCCCCAGTGGCCCCTGAGCCCTGCGTAGATGGCTTACCAGACTTGGTCCGCCACTTCTGCTTGGTCCATGCCTTGAGGCTCTGCTGCGGTCCCTTGAGCGGCATCAGTCCCTATAGCCCCCACCCTTGGCCTTGTATTGCTGTGCCAGCATCTGCGCCTTCCTCGCGCTCCACTGACCCGGCTTCCCACCCTTGCCGCCCGACTTGATGCTCTCGAACAGAGCCTTCCTCATGGAAGGCTTCGTGTAGTTCCCAGCCTCATTGACGCGCGACTTGGGCTTCTTCATCAGACCACACGCCCCTTGGTGTGACCCTTCATGCAGGCCCCATCACCGCGAGTAACCTTGCCGCCCATGGCCATCTTCTTGACTTTACCACCGTAGCGCATGGCCTTGGCATCGCCGGTGACGTCGCCGACTTCCATGCCGCGCTCTTGAGCGGTCTTGTCTTTCTTCTTCATCAGGTTGCGGAGGGCCAGCGCGCCGATGCCGCCAGCAACGAGAGGGAGGATAGGGATTGCCATGTCCGATCTCCTACTTCGACTTCATCATGCACATGCCAGCCGCTTTGCACTTGGCTGGCGATTTACACATCGAGCAGGCCTTGAAGGCCTTGCCGCCCTTGGCCATCTTGCCGACACCGTCAGCGGCGAAGGCGGGAACCTTCTTCCCGTCCTTCTCGACCATCTTCAGTTTGCCACCGGCAGCCATCTTCTTGCTGGAGGGGGCAGTCGCGATCTGCTTGCCCATGTTCCCACGGCTCATCATTTCTTCGGTCCCTTCTTGGCGACACCCTTGATAGTGCCCTTGTTCTCGGAGGCGTAGAACACACGCTCTCCGCGCTCCTTGCCATACTGCTTCTGCATGGCCTTCTTGATCTTCTCGCCCTTCTTCGTCAGCGGCATGATACCCTCAGCAGTTCCAAGCCCGTAGGCTCTTGTTGATGCGAGAATCAGGATCGTTCCGAGTCTTCTCACTGGTGAGCTTCTTCTTCATCCCGGACATCCGGGCGCAGAAGCTCTTGCGCCGACCGGCGTCAGCCTTCGTCTTGGGGTTCGGCGCCGGGGGCTTGAGGTTCATGCCCTGAGCCTTGGCAGAGGCGCGGCCCTTGGCGTTGAGACCACCCTTCGGGTCTTTGCCTTCCTTGCGTGTCCATGCGGGAGACTTAGCCATTTGACACCAGAAGGAGAATGAACATCGAAGATGCTTCGTTGTTGTTGGAGCTACCCTGCGCCGTCGCCTCAATGGTCGTCTTCTCTGGAATCCGCAGCGGGTACTCGAACACATAGTCCGCGACGCCATTGTTGACCGTAGTAATCGCGGCGGTCCTGCGGATGTTGTCTTGCCCTATCGTCAGAAGGCGACCAGTAACCTGCGCGCTACCACCGGGCTGGCCAGCCGAGAACAGACCCTGAGACACATATGCCGTGTACCCAGCCGGGACCGTGTAGCTACCGGTGATCCGTTGGTTGTAGTCGAACTTGATGAGGTCGTACACGGTTGCCGGTACGCCTGCGGTGACAACACCGGCGCCGAAGTAGATGTCCCCTGCGGCAGACAAGCCAGAACCTGCGGTCGCGATGTGGGCGTTGTTGATGTGCAGGTACGAGTTCGTAGTGAGGACCTCTGTCTGACCATTCAGCGTCACAGTCTCACTGATCTCGGCATAGTTGGCATCAAGTCCAGACAGAAATACCGTGCGCGCACCAGTACCGTTGGCAGTGTCATTGGCATTGCTCGACGAAACCTTCAGTTGCGCAGCGGGGGAAGGGAACGTCAGAATGCCCGTGTAGGGCCACACTGTCACCCTAGTCGTGTCAACGTCCGGATTGTAGCCGAAGATAACGACGCTCCTGTGCCCCGTGATCTGTCCACGGGAGACTTGAAGATCAAATGGCTCGGTAAGCCCAAACCGAGAGATGGAAGAAAGTTCCCGAGCCATCCTTGCTCCTCACGACCAGAAGATCGTTGCCGCTGTGACGTTGGTGGCAGTAGAGACATGCGGGTCG